CGAGGTCTCGTCCTTGATCTCGATCATCGCCGACTGACTCTTGCCGGTGAAGCGCATCATGTAGGTTTCGTGAAGCACCTCGACCGAGAGGCGCTTACTCCACAACTTGACCGCCATGGCGTGATTCACGCCGTATGTGGTTACTGCCACGATCTGTCTCCTGCATTTAAGGGGAATGCGCGCAAATGCACGCGGTGGTTTCGACTTCGCCCCATAACGCTGAGGCCCAGCGAAACCGCCCGATAACGCAGGACGGATAGCGTAGCCCGAATAACGGCTCGGGAGACCGGAAGCAGCAATTTAATAGACCGGCTTGCCGCTATGCCGGAACGCAGAAGATTAAGCCCCCATAAGGTTCCGCATCTCCGTTGGATTCTTCGCCCACTTTTCGGCGAATTCATCGTCACTCAACTCAAGCAACCGCGCCGCAGTCAGCGGCGCAGGCACAGATCCCGGCATCGAACCGACCGTGCGCGCCTGCTGCTGGCCTGCCGCAATCGTGCGAAGCTGCGCCTCACCCCCCGGTGGCGTGGTGCCATTGGCCGCCCCGTTACCGCTCTCTGCCGCAGGCGGCACATACCCCCTGAGTTTCGCCAACTGGTACACCACCTCCGCCGGGTTCCGCCCCTGCTGTATGGCACGCGCCGCCAACCCGGTCGCCTCGTTCGCCATCATCGTCTGAATCTCGGCCGGATCGGTCCACCCCGCTGCCATCAATTCCTGCCGGCGCATCTCGAACAGATGAGACGATGCCTTGTCGTAATCCGGGTTTGCGGTCGCAAATTCCCGCTCCATTGCCGCCGCGCGCACCGTCAGTTGCTGGACACCCTGCGACGCCTCACTCTGCCGCGCTTGTCCAGTAACAGCCTGAACCAGCTCGCCGAGGATAGCCCCCTGCTGCCGGACCTGCCCGAGAATGTGCCCCGCAGGGTCTTCCTCAAACGAGGGGATCGCTGGCGCTTGAGGCGCTGGCTGCGTTGGTACTGCTGGCGGGGCCGTGAACCGTTGCAGTATGAGGTTCGTCCGTTCCTCAAGCAGCCGCTCCTTGCGCTCCGCCTCAGCCGCGCGCGCTTCCGCCGACTTCAGTTTCTCCCGCGCCTCGTGCAATGCGGCATGCGGCACCATCCCTTGGCGCGCGGCCGGCTGCCCATCGGTTGCCGGCTCGGTCTCGCCGCCATCAGCTGGGAGCGTACCTTCGTTCGGCAGTGACGGCACATCCTCCGCCGCTGCTGTGCCCTCAGCCGCGCGGTCGGCATCCATCGCCGCTTGCTCGTCTGCCGTTAACGTCTCCGGCTCGATCCCTTCCTGGATCGCCGCAGATGACCTAGCCATAAATCCTCCTCATTGCGCTTCGCTCTCTCTGCGCTTGCGGATCATAACCACCGGAAAAGCCGATCCAGAGCATCTTCAAGCGATATATTGACGTGACGATAGAACTTGTAGCTTTTTGCCGGCGTCCGCATCAATTCCAGCTTATAATCAGCTGTCTTAATTGTTGCTTTTGCTGAAATATCGTTAATATTGCCCGACATTAATGGTATCTGTTCCTTAACGATCAATTGCAAATGCCACAAGCCTTCCGCAACGTTGTGCCACTCTCCGTCGTGAGGGCCGCCTACAATAAGTATATTTCCTGACTCATTACACCGCCGCCCCCTGCGCCTGTGACCTAGCCATCACTTATCCCCGTTATTCAATTCCGCCGCCAATATCGTCGAGAAGCGCAGCGCCGTCGGCGCGCAGCTTGCGGATATAGGCGCGGACATCAGCCATCAGTGCCGGATTTGCCCTGATCTGCCGGGCCTGTTCCAGCACATAGATAGCTTGCTGCGCGGCGCATTCGCGGGTGTGCTTCGCCATTTCCTCATTCGTCATAGCCCGAGGCTGACCAGCCGCGCCGCTCGCGTGTATGCCGTACGGGGTTAGCGGCAGCGGACATGCGTATTGCTGTGCCGCCCACCCAGAATCGCATGCCTGCTCGGTTTCAAAATAGTCACTAGCCATTTTCACCCTCCATGAATTATTGAACCGCCATCCCTTGCGCTTGCGCCGTCTGCGCCTCGTGCCAACTCGCGAGCGTGTCTAACACGTCGATAATCGCCAGATACCGCTCGGTCTGCTGCCCGGCCTCGGCCGCTTCGGCCTTAGCAATGTTCAGCATCGCCGCCGAGCGCATCTGCTCGATCTTCGCCCGCGTCTCCTCGCCCGACATCGCCAACTTCGTCGCCTGCAACTGCGTCTCAGCATTCTCCGCCCGCGCTGTATGACTACCCAACACCGTATCCGCCTCAGCCTTTGCGGCCTGCGCATGCGCAAGATGCGCTTTCGCCTCGTTCAGCGGCACCAAACTCTGCGCTACCGCCATCTCTGGTGTCGGTTGCGGCGGCTTCAGCTGCGCCTGTTCGATGATCGCCCCAATCTTCGCCGTCACGCTCGCCGGCAACGGCGAGTATTTCAACAGCTCAAGGTAAACTTCCGGCGGAACCGGCATCTTGCCAAGCAATGGCATCATCTGAATCAGCGTTTCCCACGCCCGTTCCTTGATGTTCGGGCTGGTCGGCGTGTCGTCAACGATCACGTCGTACTCAGCAACGCCTTCCTGATGGACCAATGGCACATATTTTGCCCGATCCGCGCCACCAATGCGTATCAGCCGCCCATCAGACAAGAAATTCGTCATGTACCAGAGCATAAGCCGGCCCTGATCCTTGCGGTATCGACGCAAAGCATCGAAAAATCCCGCCAAAACGGTCATTCCAGCCTGTTTTCGCGCATGCTCAACGATGCCAGGCTGATCCCGCTCGACAAGCCCTAAAAGCTCCAAATTGATGCCCGTCCCGTCGCGGATCGTCGATAACGCCAGCGTCATCATCTCGCTAAGGGCTGGCGGCATCGGTGTTTGAGGCCGAGGCATGATCTTGCTGCCCGAAATTGCCCCCGGCGACACGTAAACGATCGCCTGCGGGTCGGCCCAATCATCCTCAGCCTTCCGAACATCATCAAAAGCCGTCGTCTCGGCCATAATGCCGCCCTTGGCGCCCGTGTTCATGATGTGCATCATCTGCGAGAGCCACTTGTTGGCCCATCGCTGCGGATCGACCATGCACCGCACGATCCCAAACCAGAAACCCTTGTTGCGATCCCGTTCCCCGGTCATCGCCTTCCAGGTAAACCCGCCCTCATCCGGCCCACGCCACACTTCCAGTACCTTCGACCCGAGCATCGCCCGCCAATAGCAGCGCTTCTTCTGACAAACTGCGAACGGCTCCGGTATCCCCATCATCTCGAAGCGTTCAAGCAGCTTGCGCCACTCTGCCTCGGAAAATGTCGCCTGTACCCCGGTAAACGGGTCAACCGCGCGGTAGGTAACCTGCCGCTCCCACCATTGTACCTCGACCATGCGAACGGTCGTGTTCTCATGACCTAAATCCGGCTGCCCGTCCGCACGATAGAACCGCGCCTCATCCTGGTTCTCGGGCTTCTTCCCGCTGAGCGAGTCCTTCGCCCATCCGGCATTCAACTCGTCGCGCGTCGCGTCCGGGTACATCTCCTCCGCGTCGTAGCACGGCACGTCGCGTACCCGCCAAAGCCGGCGCGCATCGCTCAAATTCTTCTTCGTCGCGTTCGCATCCCAGAACATCTCAAGCGGATCAATCCGCATGATCGTCAGCTTTCCATCCGGGTTCTCATCGTATGTCAAGGCTGAATCGCACCAACCCATGCCGGTCACTACAAGATCAAAGAACGCGTCCGACTCCTCATCCTCGGCGTCGCTCTCGTCCCTGATCCACCGTGCCGCCTCGGTCAGCAGCTCGTTGACCTCCACGTCCCCTTGCTCGCGCGGGATATACCTCACTTCCTGCCGATTACCGACCTCCAGGCCACAGACAATCTTGACCATCGGCCCGATCCGGCTGAACGTCGCGTGCGGGCGGTTCTGCTCATCGAGATACGCCTTGTCCTCATCCGACCACTGCCGCCCAGCCACGAAGTCGTAGACCTCAATCGTTTCGACCTCCCAATCGTGCCGGTGATCACGGTCGGTACGGAACCACGACTTGAAACGCTCAAGCAAGTCTTCTTCGTCGGCGGCTTCGTATGTTGCTGGCTGCTGATACCCGGCGCTGCCGCCGTCAGCCATCGGTGGCACTCACCAATTTCCGCGTAGCGAATGCGACCGCTGGAGAGAGTTGGTTGACGCGAACATCGCGCGGCAGGCGCACCCTCTCAATATCACCGTGACAATGCGCCACAAAGGTCAACTCATCCTCCGCTTCGTTTCTATAAGCAACCAACTCATCAACCGGACGGTCACAGATTGCGCAACGCGGACGAAGGGCATTTAAAATCGCCAGATGGTCAGCCATCGGCGCCATCACGTATCAAAAATTCGCGAAACGAGCGTTCTAAATCAGCTTCCGCCTTGTCGAAATCGCTATCAAATCGCTTATCCGCAATCATCCCGTCTTGCAGGTTCTCGTAAAGCGCCGACACACAAAGGAGAACGTCGCCGTCAGCCATCGGACCACCAGCACTGCGTTGCCTGCCCTGGACGCGACCGCCAATGTGTCGGCCGCTCATCATCCCCTAAATATCTACCCGCTGCGATTTCCACCCACTGACCATGAGATCTTCAACCCAGCAGCAAGCAGACGCCAAGCGACTAGTGCCTAGCCGCTCGTCAATCACGAAAAGATCGATCACCGTCCCATCGGCTGGCGCTGCCTCGATTGGCCACCGACGCTGCACCACGTCAGCCATTCGGCAGCCTCAAGTCCGGGCCGCGCCACCCTTCGTTGTAGAGACGTTTCCATGCCTCCCAATAATCGATGCCGCGATCGCGATACATTTCTACAATTATGTCGCGATACTGCGCACGACCAACAGGGAGATAGAAATCACCAGCCGGCAGAACGAACTCAGCCATCTTTCATCCCATACCGCGCCCAGCGCCCGCGCAACCCCGTCCCCTGAAGCTGCCGCTCCGGCGTCAGGATCAGCCCGCTACCGTTCCCGAAATGCGCCTTCCGCGCCGCTTTGAACTGCTCGGCAATCTCGTCGATCTCCTCGATCAAATGCCCATGCTCAAACGGGATCGGCAGATCAAACCGACTCATCGTGATCGGGCCATCGTCGATCGTCGCCACCAGTCCGACCGCGATATGATGCAGCCCCTTACCGAACTTGATGTCACAAATCTTAACGCCCAGCTCAAGATCGAGCCGTTTCATGATCGCATTTCTGATTGTCGGGGTATCTTCGTCAGTCAGCATGCTACGCCGCCCACTGCGACCGCCCTCGGCGCGGCGGATGCGCCCGCGTATACCGATCCCCCGCCTGCACCGCAGCGCGGGGCCACACCGTCTCAATATCGAATATCCGCGACAGCATATCGAGCATGTCATCGTGCGCCGGCACCGGGAACGCCCGATACTCATCGTTCAGGAACGACTGCACCAGATCATACCACTTCCCCTCATAGTCCACCTTACCGCACGTTTCCGGCAAGTACATCCGCCCCTGCTCGAACGTCGGCACCAGCCGCTTGATCCGATCCGGCTTCGGCATCTGCCCGCCAACCTTCGTGATCTCGAAATGGTAGTTTTCGCGCCGCATCCGATCCCGGAAATATTCGATATCCGCCATCAAACCATACGACTCGTACCCAACCCCCATCGGCTTCCACCGACGATGCAGAGCGAACAACGCATCGCCTCGTTCGGTCAGGTTCAACCGATCCCGCACTAGATCAAGAATGTAATAATTGTTGTCTGACCCCAACCCCACAACCCCAAGCGCCGTATAATCGCTATTCTTCTTTTTCTCGCTCGCCGCATCGCCGAGAATGTACTTGTTCATCGCCGAGCCATCGCCCGGCTCTTGATGATACCGCAGCCAGTCTTCCTTGAAACCCTGCGCGTGGCCGGCGGTCGGATTTAGGAGCATTTGGCTGTTCTTCGATAGCAGTCCATACGCGATATAATTCCCCGTTCCCGTTTCTATCCCAAAAACCGGGACGGTTGACTTCGCTTCCGCCGCCACCACCCTCACATGCCTTGACCGACGACCACGCAGCACGACGCGCTCCATGATCCGCCGTGCCTTTACCGGGCGACAAAAGCGCACGAAATCTATTTTCGCTTGGCGGCCGTCGTTGAGGTAGTAAGTTCTCCCCGCCTTATGGTTGCGACCAGCATAAACCCCAGCCGCTCGTTCGTGTGTCCCATAAGGTAAATTGAGAACATCAAAGGCGTTTTCTATCGCTTCGCATATCTCGGGGTTATGCTCAGGGGATTGCGAGATACAAAGCGCCCCACCTGATGTCGTGCCTTCGCCATCGTATATTCCGCCCAACCATGCAGCAGAGCGCTCATCAGGGCACGGACGCGGTTCATACAGGCGATTTACGATTTTACGCCCGTGGTAATTACTCAACCCAAGTGCAGAATACAGCGACCGGCCATCCTCTTTCCGCCCGGTAAACCATTTGTGATCGACGGTGCATTCTATCTTGAAGCCGTCCGCCAGTTCGTATGCGACAATCTGCTTTTCCCCGATACAACCTGCCGCCTTCACCTCAGTAGCAATATATTTCCCGCGAGCCGGATAGTCGCAAATAGTAAACCCCACCACCCGATCACCCGCCTCAATTTTACCAATTGGCTTTTCACTGCCATCAGCCATCAGAATTGGCGCGTCAGCCGGCAAACATCCAAACGTATACGGCCCCATCATCCTGCGTTTCTCCGCGAGTGATTCCCGCGTCAAAAATACAGGTTCGCCGTCTTCAGTGCCATCAATCGTTGCCGCATGCCGTCGCTCAATCGCAGCGCCTCGCTCGATAATTGTTTTGTACAAGTCCGCGTGGTGCCATCTCGTGCCCGTATAGCCGCGCTCGCCGCCCTCCGCCAACAACGCCAGCGAAGTCTCCCATGACCGTACCACCTTCGCTATCATCTCGGGTGTCGTGACACTCTCGGCAGTCACCGCGTCGTCGTACTTGATCTTGCGAAAATGCTTCGATGTAGGCTGGGCATCGACCAATCCCCACGCCTCGATAGTGGACTCTTTCGGATTGCCTCTACGATTAACTATGATGCCATCATCCTCTGACCATTTCGGCGCATCGCGCTGCGGATTCTCCCATATGGTCTCGGGGAATAGTACGCGCAGCTTCGCGTTAGCTTCAAATTCACGTTTGATTTGGCGTAAGAACTGTTTGGCAATCGGTCGAGTGACCGACATTATGCAAAGCGTATCCTCGGGATCGCGCAGAATTTCTTGAATTGTATGGCCGAAGGTCGCGATGGTCGATTTGTAGTGGTCACGCGCCCATAGGTCCACATACCCATATGGGTCTTTTTCAAATTCTCGGCACCGCGCAAACAACCAATCGTGATTAACATCAACCCGCCCGAGCGCCACCGTCAGCAGGTAGAACAAATCTCTGCGACACAGCGTCCGTTCGGCTTCCCACTCCAACCCCTCGCGCGCCGCTGACCCGAGATAGAGTTTGTACCACGCGATTGCGTGCTCACGCGGCGTCAACCTCGCGGCGCCTCCGCGCTCTGCTCCTGCTGCGCCTTCGCCGTCTCGATCTCGTCCATCAGCCGCCGCTCGCGCCAGCGCAGATCAACGTCAATCCCCAAATCCTGTGCTTGATCGCGAAGATCATTGAGCGCTGGCAGGGCGTCAACCTCGTGCCGTAACGCCTCACTCTCGGCTAATGCTCGCGCCGACGCCGTGCCACCGGCCGGCGACGCTACCGCTGCCTGAGGTGCTGGCAACGGCGGGATCTGCTTAACCGGAGGCGGCGTCAAGTAAGCATGAGCCTCCACCACGGCGAGGATGATTTCGTCAAAGCTCGCCCCGACCACGTTGCGACGCACCGCCGACGACCCGCCCCCGCCCTCGACCTCGGCAACCCACTTGCCGGGGCCAATCTGCTCGATTTCGACACGGGTTAGCGGCATCAGGCATCTCCCCACCGCTCCGGGGCGCACATCGATTGCCCCTCAAGAAATGCGATCTCGCGTTTGTCACGCATCACCGCCTCGGTGTAGACGCGCCATGTGCTATATGTCACATCTTCAGGCAGGGGTACGTTGTGCAAACGCAGATATTCGTCCACCTGCTTCTGCGACACGGATGCCCAATAACTCATGGCTTTAGCGACCCCTCTTCTTGCTCGCCAGCATCCGCTTCGGCTTGATGATCCCGGTTCCCGCATCTGCACGGTTGAACTCCTGCGCCGTCTTTACCGGCACGCCAACCCGCTTCGCGAACTTTGGATCATGGGCAGCGGTAGCCATCATACGCGCCATCTTCGGGGATTTGGACGGCATTGCTCACCCACCTATTCCATCGCAGCATTCCGTGTCCGCTTTTGTATTTCGTTTGTCAAGCGGAAACGCGCCGAGCCAGCACTCCAAGCGCGGCAATCAGCACACCCGACGCCTCGTTGACCGAGCCGCGCCGGAACTCCATCACCCACCGCCGCAGCGACCATTCTTCCCCCAGCACATGCCACGCGCAACTCGCCGCCGGTGCCCGTCCACCTCCGAGCGCATCAATTGCCGCCATCACCGCCTTGCGCGCCGCTTCGTTGCCGTTGACGTGCGCGATATTCGACCCACCGCCTGCCCCCATCAGCGACGCCGCCTGCAGCCCATCGAGTTGCGCCAGCCGGAACCGATCGTGAAATTCCTCTCCCGCCGAGCGCATCTCCAGCGTGATCGCCCCACGCCGTCGCATCCCCTCCAGCAGCGGCACCACCCGCCACGGTGTGGCGACCTGGCCCGCGTCGTCGATCAACTCGCGACCCTCGACGCGCTCAATCAGATCATGCCGATAGCGCGCCCGTGTCGGCGCAATCGCCAGCGGATCACCGCGCGCCGCCCTCACTTCGACACATCCTCCGGCTTCGGCAGCGCCTTGAACGCATCATCGATCAGCGCCTCCGCACGAGCCTGGCGCTCGGCCCGCTCCGCTGGCGTCAGCACCGCAAGCTCGACAGGACCGCCGCCCGCGCCGACATGCTCGTTTACAAGTCTATCCCCGTATTTCTTCGGCAGCATCTTGGACATCAGCCATTTGCGGGTGTCTGCCCGAAGCCTTGAACGCTGTATATGCTCGTGATCGGGAAGTTCTATTCCCTCCCGCTCGTACCAATCATTTGCGCCGTCATCAGCGATTTCTACAAGCTCGTCCGCGAATTTCTCTGCCTGCACTTCGCGCGCGCGTGCGTACTGTGCGGCGAAGTCGTTGCTATGTCGCACCCAATCAGTAATCGCGCTGGCTTCACAGTCCAGTTCTTTGGCGATCTGGCGCAACGTGAAGCCATCTGCGATTTTGGAGCAGATAAACTCAGCGGTGGCTGGGTTGCGAATACGGGCAGTAGCGGGGTTTGGTGGGCGGCTCATTGCGACGTTGGGCAATTTCACATTTCGGGTCCGGTGTCAAGGGGGTTGAGCGGGTGCCATTACAGGTTGCACCGGCGGATGGGTTCGCAGTCCTCTGTACAAAAAATCCGGCTGGGTGACATGGGTGACATGGGTGACATGGATTTCGGTATTTTGTCTATAACGCGCATATAAAGCGAGTTTTGAAGATATCATGTCACCTCATGTCACCTTGTCACCCGTCAGCATTGCTTACCTATTATAGGGGTCAGAGTAGGGGTCGCTGGTCTCGGGTTTAGGTTTCCATTCTTCCTTTAAATCCAAGCCCAAGCGGGACCAAACACCCTTCGCGCCACGGTGTGTTGCGAAGCCTTTTTCGTTCAGTTTTCCGCCGAATGTAGAACGCGATAGTTGTGTTTGCCCGGTCTCTGTACACCACTTTGTGTACACATCATACAGAGTATCCACACGGCACGAATAGGTATTTTGTATTTCTGTACAGTCGGAGAGGAACCCGGCGACCAAATCCTGCTCGTAACGATACTGGCTCGTAGCGTTTTCTACGGCAACCGGCAGTTGTAATCCAATATCTTGCCAGTCGAGGCAGCCGCGCACGATCCATGCAAGGATTCCCGGCAATTCGGTCTGTAGGGTGTCTTTGAGGAGATCATCCTTGACTGGCTGCCCGAGGAGCGCCTTGTCGGGATCTAGGAATGTAACGAGGAAGGGGAGGAGGCGGATGCGGCGCCAGATGCCGTGATCGGTGCCGCGGATTTGCGGCTTGTGATTGGTCGCGAGCCAGAGCTTGAACTTTGGTGTGAATTCGAAAAATTCGTGGTGTAGGTAGCGGGCTGCCATCCGATCGCCGCCGGTAGCCTGCTTGATCAGGCTTTCGGCAAGGCGGTGTTCCTGATCGGTCTCGACGACGGAGACGAGGCGAGCGCCAGCGAGGCGTGCAATGTCGTTGGATATACCGCTACCGCCCTTGTCCTTTGCCGTGAAGGTATCGGATGGGCATTGGCGGGTGTAGTCGTCGAGTATGGCAGCGACGGTTTCGAGAAGGACGGATTTGCCGTTCGAGCCGGAGCCATGAAGGATAAAAATCACATGCTCGCGCGTGATGCCGGTCATTGAATAGCCGAGGGCGCGCTGGGTGAACGCGACCATTTCTGGATCATCGGCGAAGATCCCCGCGACGAAGCTATCCCAGGTCGGGCATAGCGCATCGGGATTGAAGACGACGGGCGACAGCTTGGTTATCAGATCGACTTGGGCATGGGCGCGGATGTTGCCGGAGCGTAGGTCGATTGTCCCGTTCAAGACGTTGAACAGCCACGGATCTTTATCGAGATCGTCGGCGGTGAGTGCCAAGTGTGGTTCAGCTTGGGACATCATCCCAGCGATACGGGCTGAATACCCCGAGCTGATCGCCCATTTTGCGCGAGCTTCTTGGGCTTTTGGATCAGCGAGAAATGCGACCTCGGCGAAGATGGCTTTCGCAGTTAGATGAGCGAAGCGTTTGACCGCGACCTCACCCTCATCAATCTTCCAGCGGCGCCCATCCCATGCATACCACCCGACGTTGACGACGTAGCGGAGCCGATCACCGAATTGATTGATGAGCCGCTGCGCGTTGCCGATGTCGTTCTGCTCGAATTGAGCCAGGTCGATCGCGGCTTCGGCGTTGTCTGGCAGGATTTCGCCGGTTTCTTGATCGTAGTGTCCGCTACCATTAGGGCGATGTTCATCGCGACGGCCGATGCGGGATATATCGAATGGCTGGGCTATGCCTGCAGTTAGGCCGCTGGCGATCGTCGCGCGGACCGCCTGCGGACCTTCGCGCCATAGCCCACAATCGGCACTTGCAGCCTCAAGAGTTTGCTCGACGGCGGCACGGGAGAGCACGCCGGCCCCGACGAAATGCCCGAGCGCCAGGGCTGCATTGTTGAGCGTCGCGTTGCGCGACCCTTCTCTCGCTGCGGCTACGCGTCGCTGCTCGTTTCGCAGGGCTGCGTCAACGTATCTGCCGATCAACTCGCTGTTATCACGATTGGTCTGGCGTGTAGGCGATGGCGGAGGTGCAGGAGGGTCTGGCCTCTTGACGATCAGGTCAATCAGCCATTCGGCGCAGGGTTGCGGCTTGTCAGTGGATTCCCGTTCCGCTGACATAGCACCGTCCTGATATGTGATTGCTCGGGGGGGCGATGACGTATCCGCCCTCACCCCGCACGTCTAAGCCTGGCCCGAGCGCATCGCTGCTGTTGGGGATTACGCGCCCATCAGTAGGCCAAGCGAAATAATAATGCCAGCCCTGCCCACCAGTGCTAACCATCAAGGTAGTGGGAAGCCGGCTATGCGTGGCCTCAAGCTCGGCGAGGGCCGCAAGCCCACCCTTTGCTGGGTCGATGTCCAGCACCCATAGGCCGGATTTAGACCCGCACGCTATGGCAATGTTGGAGCGGGGCCAGCGCCGCCACCAACCCTTGATCTTGTTGATATCGGTCGTGGCCGCTGATCCCCAGCGGACGCGCGGATGTTTACCTGCATTCTTGATGCATGTCGGATCGCCGCAGGCGCAACTGCGATCGGGCTTGACCTCGAAGGCTGGGAAGACGAGCCAACCATTCGCCGCATATGCCAGCGCGGCATCGAGAAGCGCGGACACCGCGCCGCGTCCTTAGTTTAGTGCTCCGGGGTGTTCGGTTGAGACAAGCCCCACGAGGGCATCCGAAAAGCGATCAGCGAGCGCCCGGTCCTTCCATTGCAGGATCGAGAGGTATTGCGCCTTGCCGTCTTTCATCACAGGCGACCCGTCCTTTGCAATGTGCGGCTTTGCTGGCAAGGAAGCCCAAGACTTCCCATTGCTGGTGTGGAGCGAGATATCTTTGACGATGAGCCCGCTGGGCAACTCAACGGTCGCAAACCCTCGGAGGGAGTTTTTCGAGAGGGGGCGGAATTCGCGGAGGATCATGCCGGCCATCGGCTATTCCTCCCACCTTATGAAGGTTATGCCCTTGTGTTGCCAGATTTGCAGCTTGAGGGTTTCATGATCGGGGCCGCTCTCCGCCTCGCAGGTCTCGCACCAAAAGCCGACACTCAAGCCTTGTCGACGGTCTGAGGGATTCCGGTTCGGATCGCCAGTTTTTGGCCCATAGCCAGGCCGTACCAGGACGGCGAGCGATAAAGCATCCTCTTGGGGGCGATTGAACACCTCGACGGTGCCCTGGTGCAGATTTTCGCCCCGGCATTTCGGGCAGCATAGAATATTGTCGGAATTGATTGCGACGTTCACGCGACTCCTCCCAACCTCCCCCAAAGAATAGAAAGAGCGCGGGCCTGCCCAGATGATACCGGCCGGGGAGGCTTCGGCGATGTAGCGGGCTAGTCGCTCGGTTAGCTAGACCGAACGGGCCCGCGCTCGCGGCCATCATACGCGGTACGGCAGCGGACGCAATCCTAATCTGGCGGCAGGATCGCCCGGTTCATCAGCACCCGAAGCCGCGTCCGCTCGTAAAGCGAAAGGATGCCCGTGTCACGCTTGTGCAGCAGCGCCTCGCGCTCCATAACCTCGGCCATCGTGTTGTGGTTCCACGGGAACGAGTGGCGCCGGCAGGCCCATCCGGTCATTGCTGCGCCTGAAACTGCGCGGCGAGTTGGTCAAGCGCGAGTTGCCCCATCGCAATCCGCTCATCGAAGAAGCCGGTTGTGCGGGCGCGGCGCTCAATCTCGTCTTTCATGTCGTTGAATTCATCGAGCGCATGGCTGAGATCCGCGATAAAGCCGTCGTCGCGATCGGTCTTGACGAGGCGGGGCGGCATCTCGGGATGGAATGACCAACGCGCGACCCACTCGGCCTCCCCGACCATAATCTGGCCCTGTGCCTGTGCCATGTAGTCGGCTCCGAACCCATCAATGAGGTATTCAAGGTGGACCCACGGCGTTGGACATTTGCACTCCAGAAACGCTGGCATCCCAACGATGCGCCGATCAGGCGTGGCACCGGCGCGCATATCATCCGTTGTCAGAAAGCCCACGGGCGCGGTCTCTACATCCTCGCAAGCCTCGTACATCCGAACCGCCATCGACTCCAAATCCTTGCCACGCTGGATGTGTTCGATGTGGTCGAGGCTATCGAGCGAGTAGTTGAGCAGCTTTTCGGCAACGAGCCGGAAGGCATAGCCACGCGCCTGTTTCGAGAACTTGCGCGTGGCGGGGGTCAGTATTCGGTGGAAATTGCTTGCCGTGGCGATGCCGAGCCTGACTTGTAACCAGTCGCCAGATCCTGGAGAGACATTCCATTCCTTCATTCTGATTTCTCCTTCGCCCGGCGGCGGCGCATATTGATGGCGTTGCGCGCGATGGCAAGTTGATCTTTGCGGACCTCCGGCAAGCCGGGCACGCCGAGCAAATCGAGCATCCCTTGAAGAGGGAACCCCACGCCCGCCATTTCGCGGCTTAGCTCGGCGACCTGAACATCGGTGATCGTCTCTTGCCCACCGCGCAGACCGTCGTCGTCGTCGCCCTCGCGCACGATGTTGAGCAGCATTTCAGCCGTATAGCGCTTCCCATAACTGAGGGTCGAACCCATCGCCTGGAGATTGTTGCGGCCGGGTCCGGTGTCGAGCGCAAGCGGCAGCGAGGCCGATTTACTATGCCCGTCGCGGTGGAGCAGCGTTCCGGTGACAACGAGGCCCCCGCCCTCGCCCTGGCGCGGCGCGCTGTCGAATATGAGGCGGAACCCGGCCGCCTGGAGCATCGGAGAGATGATGAGGTCAATATCCTCCCACCGTGCGAATGGATAGGTGCCGCCATCCGTGCCGTCCTTGCGGATCAGCGTCACCCGCCCATTCTTCTTCACGCGGATGGGCGGTAGCCCGGCGAGCGCCCGGTTAAACTCGATCTCGCCTTGCCGCGCCATCATGCGCTCTTGTAGTTCGAGCAGCGCCATCATCTTGGCCGGATCTATCGCCGGGTTTGCGGCGGCTCGCTCGATCACGGCGAGCATATTGCCAGCACCGTTCGGCTGCGGTTCCAGCGTGTCATCGCGGCCAGTACCTATAGCGTCGCTCATGGATTCTCCCCATAGATATCCGGCCGCAGCGCATGCCGCGAGATGCCGGTAAGCCGCTCGACCTCGAGCACGCGCGTCGCCGGCACCCGGCCACGCAGGCGCCAGCTGGAGAGCGCTTGCGGCGTAATCTCTAAGAGGCGAGCTAACCTGCCCAGCCCCCCGAGAGTGGCGGCGGCACGATCCAAAGCCTCGCGGCTGTTTTCTGTAACCATCATGCGGCCCGATTATCGACAATGCGAAACCCGCTCTCATGGCACAGCGTGCTGCAGCGTTTTTCGCCGTCGTACTTAACAGGCCACCAGCCGTCGCCGGGGAGCGGAAGCATGTCGGGCATGATCCGGCAGACCTTGGCCGGATACCAAACCGTCTCGTTGCTCATGCTGAACCCGCTGACTTCGATGCGTGTCCCGGCTTTGATCTTGCGTGCCATGTCGCGTCCCCTCGGTGTCTGATCCATATCTGCACCGTATCACAGGCAAAATCGTACCGCAAGCGAAAATTGATGGTTGACACCCTCGCCGCGCCTCGCTATGTTCGGTGTCGAGAGAACGGAGGACGCCATGAGCATCACATATAGCAACCCGCGCATGGAAGCCGCGATCGATGGGTGGCCGATCGGCAACAAGCGGACCACGGCACATTTCGCGATCGAGACCGACGCGAAGCGCGGCCAGCGCGGCACCCGGTTCACGATCGACCCAAGGACGGGCAAACCGAGCGCGACCAAGAAGCTTACCTATGGGCGGCAAGCGCGGATCGTGGACGGCAGCGACGGCAAGACATACATAGTCACGCATACCGGAATGTATGACTTCTATTACGTCATGCAGAGCAACATGCAGTACACGGCCGAAAGCATCATGGGCGACGATCCACGTTTCGCTGATATGCGCGCATTGTTCGCAGCCTGACCCGCAACGCAACCGAGGGGATGAGACGATGAACTGGCCCGCTACCACGTAATCCGCGAACCAATGCACCGTACCTACAGCTCGGGCTGTCGCCGCGAAATACGCGCGTGATGTGCCACATCGACGGCGTGTCCCTCCGCTATCGACTGTTCCGCGAGGCGGATACGTGGTTGATTGGTATTGACATCAACTGGCGCGAGACGGGCGAGCGATCCGTCTACCGCGAATTCACGAGCTACCGCGATGCGTGTCGGTTTGCCAATGCCGATTGTCGTCGCCGTCAAACGTTTCGCATCGTTGGCGCTGCGTAGGCGAGTGCCGATAAATACCTTTATCAGCAAGGGGATGCATGATGGGATATGACACCTGGAAAGCAACCAATCCAGACGACGACACGCTCGACCCCGCGCCGGAATGGCCCGAGGACATCTACGCGACCCAAGCTGAAGCGACGGCAGCGGCCCGTGATGCCGGTCTGGTTCCGCGCCAATATCGGCTTGCTCCGCTGCCCGTTGGTTGGTCGGTTGAGCCAGAGTTCTTCGGATGATAAGCCCCGACGACAAACGGCTGGACGTTGCCCGGCAGAGTATCATAGCAGCGGACGCGGAGTTTGAGGCGTTACGAGGCGAGGCGGTGAGCAAGCGAGCGATGATCGAGCTTGATAACTGCATGGAGCTTTGCGACTCTCTGCTCGCCCGCATCGGCACGTGCCGCGCCGCGTTGGCTAATGAGCGTGCCGATAAAATGCCTTCTGAGTAAGGAAACCAAAAATGCAGTTCTATTTTCGTGTTCGGGTCATTCTTGAAGGGGTGACGATCACCGTTGATGCCGAATCACGGGAAGAAGCAGAGGAAAAAGCGCGCGCTGGAAATTGGGCAGATATGGATACCGGGACAGCAGAGCTTACCGACTGGAGCTCTCTACGTTTCGCGGGGCATGAGTGACCTTAAACGCGCTTATCGGTAAGGGAAGAAACGGAAAATGGCAAAGCTAAAATGGGTGCCGGGACCGTGGCTGGCGCGTGATAACGGAGTATGCTGGCAGATAGATGCCGCGCAAGACGCTGTGGCAACGACGCAATTTTGCTACGCTCGCGAGACTGCTGCCAACGCCCGCCTGATCGCCGCCGCGCCCGAGCTTTACGAGGCGCTATCCAAACTGGCTAACGAGGTGGCCGGAATTTGCGAGTTGGCAGAAGCGGCGATCCGCGAGGGCGCCGGGCACACGAATTATTCGGTACTCTGGCAGCGTCAAGCCGAAGCCACGCTGGCCCTCGCCAAAGCTAGAGGCGAGCCATGACCCGCGTCGCAACCGCGATCCTCGCCGTGCTCATAGCCGCCGGCACGGTCGGCGCGCTGGCTGTCGCCGAGCCGTCGCCCGCGACGTTCAGCGGGGATGCTGTCGTGGTAGATGGGGACAGCCTCCGCGTGGGAGGCGTGCGCGTGCGCCTCGCTTACATCGACGCGCCTGAGAGCGGACAGACCTGCTACGACGCTCAGCGGACGCCCTGGCGTTGCGGAGAGGCAGCTACACGGGCGCTGCAACGGATGATCGCCCTCGATTTGCGCGTGACGTGCCAAGCGAAGGCGACCGACCGCTACCAGCGCACGATCGCGGTTTGTCGCAATGGAGACGGGGATCTCGGCAAGCGCATGGTCGCGCTCGGCATGGCGGTTCGCTACGAGCGCTACGCCGACGACGCCTACCGCGACGAGCAGGCTGCGGCGAAGACCGAGCGGCTCGGGTTGTGGAACGGCGACTTTATGATGCCCGAGCAATGGCGCCGTAACGTACTCAGATAGGATAGGGCGATGATTTGGGAACGTATGTGCTACAATTTGCACAAACAAGGTATGCCGCGCACCGCCATCGCGGCCCGGCTGGCTGATACCTATGGCGGCACAACCCACGAATGGCTGCTAGAGGATTTCGATTACGCGATCGAACTCTGCGAGCGTGGCCCGGTTCCCGGCTATGAACACCCTGACTGTTAATCCCTCTTAAGGACACGCAAAATGAATTGTCCGATAAAGTATCGCTCGCCGTTTGGTGAAAACTATTGTCTAGCATGGCTCATTTATCACGGGGCATTCACGATAATAGGCGCGGCCATGTTGACTATCACGCTCGGGTGGTCGTGTGCTCCGATCGGAATGATCCCTGGTGTTGTTGCCGGCATAGGCAATTTCTTGATAGATCGGTCGTTTGACCGGCGTCGCTCATAATCGCTTTTAACAGCAAGGAGTAGGAAGGATGGCAAAGGATGCAGTCGCGACGATGGGAAGTGTACTGCCAGACGATGCCGGCGGTCGCGACGCCGTGCATGTTGCGGTATTCTCGGCTACGTCGCCAGCGCGGTTACTGCCGGGACAGGCGGTCGGTATAGTTGAACCCGAGCCGAATGATCTCGGCGATACGGTCGTGACGGGCAGCGGCGCGTCGGCGCCGGTCGGCATCGTTGATCCATTCATCGCTGGGGCGATCCCGGCGGGCGAACGGTTCTGGGTTTACCTGTTCCCGCGGACGATCACGGCGCTGTCGCACCGCTGGAGCCATCCGGCGTTTGAGGATACGGGCGGCAATGCCTACGCGACGCCAGGCAGCAAGGCTGCGTCTGAGAAGTGGCTACAGGATTTCTGCGAAGGTGCCGACTGCCCTGGCTATCACGCCGTCATGGGCAAGGCTGAGCACATCGCCAACGGCGGGTCTGGCTCGCAATATGACGACGAATATATGCACTTTGACGGGCAGGATGCGCACGGCGAAATCCCGCCGGAGTTCTGGGATCATGTCGAGGTCGTGCTTGGGCGGAAGATCGCCGGAACGAAATCCAGCTATTTCAGCTGCTCGTGCTGATAACGTCACTTAACGGTAAGGGGAACCCATGCGCGCTGTGATATTCGATATAGACGGTACCCTCGCGGATGCTAGCCATCGGCTGCACCACGTCACCGGTGGCAACCGAAATTGGGATGCGTTCTTCGCTGCGATGGGCGATGATCCTGTTGTTGAGCCGATCCGAGACCTGTTGAATAGCATCACGCGCGGAAGTGATAACCCTATCGTCTTGTGTTCGGGGCGCCCCGAGAATTATCGGGACATAACTGAGGACTGGCTGCGCCGCCATCAGATCTCGTGGGCTGCTCTCTATATGCGTCCCGAAGGTGATCATCGCGCCGATCACATTGTTAAGGCCCAGTTGCTCACGGGGATGCGCGGGGATGGATTTGAGCCTTGGATCGCCGTTGATGATCGCCCGAGCATCGTAGCGATGTGGCGCGAGAACGGTATCACCTGCCTGCAATGTCGCGATTGGGATGACCGCCACGCGAACCCGGCCAAGACCACGCCTGGACTTTTGACAATAATGGTCGGCCCTAGCGGCGGCGGGAAGACGACGTGGCTGCGCAGTGCGCACGCGCTATTCCGAGGAATCGAGCCTCGACACGTCGTCAGCAGCGACGAAATCCGCGAAGATCTGTGCGGCGATTTCCGGTCGCAGGAACGCAACGATGAGGTGTTTGCCGCACTTCACGCGATCGTGAAGACGCGCCTCGCACGAGGAGATCATTTGTTGCGATTGTCTCAGCAAAGGCGACTGACGTTAATACGCTTTCTGAGTAAGGAATCGCCCATTGACTGATAGCGAGCAAATCAAGCTGTACGCCGAATTGCTGTGGTGGGTGCTCGCCCTATTGGCAGCGTTCTCACCCTTGGCGTTGGCCGGCATTATCGCTATGGCGCGACCGCCGTTTGGGAGCGCCTTGATGCAACCCCGATCACCGCCGCCAACATTCGAGAAATGGTTAGCTGCAAGAGACGATAAGGAGAAAGCCAAGTCGTGAGTGGCTTGAAAACCGCGACCGCCGATGGGAGGTCAATCGCCCGCGCTGTTTGCGCCTTTCCGCGCCGGCTCCCCGCTTCCGCGATCGGCAACTACGCTTTCATCCTCCGCTTGCGCTGGCCGACCAAATCGCTCATAGGAAAGTTAGGGGAGTTATCCGGAGACGCTAAGCTCCCCTCGAACCCGCGCCGGATGCGCTCGGTGCTCAGCTTCGCAACTGATAGGTCGAATGCCCATTCAGTGAGTTGTGCCTTCACCTCGTCGAGCGAGCGGCAGACGGCCACAGCATCACCCCACGACCGCAGGATATCGTGCATCTCAAGTTGGCTCGTTGGCACCGGCCGCTTTGGAATCTTCAACTCGATCCAGAACGTTGGCCATACCGCCCCGCTCAGGGCTGATGTTCCCCGAGGGCGCCGAAAGTAGAGGTCCGGCAAGTCGCGCTTAACTCCCATGTCTTTCGCTAGCACGCCGCGCAGGAACCCCGCATCGCCACCGCCCCTGCTACCATGTCCTATGGCGCTGAAGAACGCGGGCGGCCGCAGATGGCTGCGAAGATAGCCGGCGATCTTCGCTTGTAGTACAGCTTCGGGGTTCAGCGGCACGAATACCCAACGATACAATTCGACCGCGCGCTAAAGCATCCGGCCGGCCTCGGTTCGCACCGCATCTCGACGATGCGCAGGTCGACAAACAGCCCAAAGTCGCGAACGGCGGTCATGGCCTCACGGCATGTCGATAGGGACTTTGCGCAGATCGGCTCGGGTGCTGGCGGGGTAGTTATTAATTCATAATCCCCCGACCCCGCTGCCGCAACAACAAATGGAACGATGATTGATAGAAGGATAATTCTAAACAACATGGTGCCACTTCGTCCCATTGATGACACCCCAAACAGTGCCTTGGCAGACCCCAAATAGTTTTGCTATTTCACGTTGCGTTGCTTTAGTATTAGCAAGAATGCGTATCTTTCTCACGTCGTCGTCAGTGAGTTTTGCTTCTCCATGAGCCATACCTTTGCGACCGTCTCGCCCAAAATTAGGGTGCCGATTGCCCAACAACACGGTCCCATGTCGGTATCTGTCTGCCGTATTTTCTTTTGCTGTACCCCACCTGAGATTGGAAGGTGTGTTGTTTGCGCGCGCCCCATCATTGTGACACGCTTGGTGAGCGGGCGACGGACACGGACCAACAAATGCCTCTAAAACCAACGCGTGCACAGGGCGACGCTTTACTGTGGAGATCAGTCCGCTATAGATTTTGACATAAAGGTATCCACCTCGACCTTTTGTGGGGCGCATCATTAGGCCGGGACGCGCTCCTCTTGGTAGCGAGCGAACACGTCCCAAATCGGAAACTTCATAGCGTCCATCATGCCCAACGACAGATCGCCAATTTTCGGCGGTGCCGATCGCGGCGTAGGACGGGAGTGCGATCATCGGGGTGCCAGGAATGCATTGCCGCGCGCCACTTGGCCCTTGGTCGGGCGGCGCGGTGGTACGTGTTTCGCCGGCTTGCGCGGCGGCTTCTTCGGGGATTTCATCAGTGTAGCACCTGACCCTTAATGTTTGTTATGAGCAATTATACGCCGCAGATGCCTTCGCACTCGTTGTTGAACAAATCGCCTTGCCCGCGCTCCGCATCTGACCTGATGTCGGCGTGTTCGAGAGGGACAAGACTGCGGTGCAAAAACAATTCGCTCCGCGTCTTGCTGAAACCGGGGCGGGATAAGGCGATCAACCGCAATGGCGTCCTCCCACTCCGCAGGATTCTGGCGGATCTGTCGCCAATGCTCATTCGAGTGGTACGGGCAACCGATGCACGAGCTTTTGGCTGGCGTGGGGAACCCGTTGCGCTCCATCCAAAGGAGGCAGTCGCTGCGGCTTAGGCGTTTCTCAATAAGCGGCCAGCGTCGCTCAATCCACGCGAGCGGCCCTGGCTTGACGCGGTAGATTTCATCCATCGAAATGCCGATCCACATTTCGATCTGCGGTGTTTTCGGTTGCCGTTGGCGCGGCTTGATCCCGAGCTTTTCCTTCATCCGGCGCTCGATGGGTTCGATCTTGTAATGACCCGTGCATTGCCTTCGGAGCGGAGCCGCAACCCCTCCCTTTCCCGCGACGAAGAATGGCGCCGTCGCCGCTCGGCCTTGCCCTCGGATAGCCTCGCCACGGGCCAATTTGTCGATGTCCTCGCGAATGTTGCCCTGCCTGACGATTTCAATGGGGAACGGTAGGACATTTGGCGACATGAGCCAGCGGAGGTGATCGTAAACCGTCGCGGGTTCCCATCCCGTATCGGCGAAGATGGCGCAATCCGGCATTGGTCCTATCTCACCCGCCGCCGCCATGAGGGCAAGCGTGGTCGATTGGACGCCGGCGCCTAGCGATAGGATGCGGAGCATGGTCTGCCCTTAATCTTTTTTAACGGCCAGCGGCGGCGATGGCCGCTCGATATCGGCGCGCCGCCGCACCGCGAGAGAACCTTGAAGGCGCAGGGATGTCGCGATTCGCACTCCAAGCGACCATGCTCATGCGACCTACTGCTGGCGCAATCTCGGCAGCTGGGATCAGGAACGGGACGAGATCCTTCCGCCACACATTGATTTGACGAGACCGCCTCCCGCCTCCCTGCTGCTGTGCGATGCAGCGATAGCCAAGCGCTCGCCAGAAATCATTAGCATCGATGTCGAACGCGCATCGAAGCTGAATGGCCTCCGAGCCATCCGCGTCCGCCTCAAGCACCCGGATAAGTCCCTCGCCATACAGTCGCCGCCGCGCGTCGTATTGGATGCAAACCTGATGGCAAGAAACGATACCGCCGAAGGCTCCATGCCAGACGTAGCCGCACGGCTCGCCGCCGAGCAGCCCGAGCAAGATACGCCCGGCGCTCAGTTCGCGCTCAAACGTGACCCGTGGGTAGAATGACAACGCTGTGGCATTCTTCCGTTGAAGGCTATCCACATAGGTCAGCAGGTCCGGGTGCGCTCTGACGGCCACGAAATCCATGACTGTTAATGATCTTTATCAGTAGGCGCAATTATTGGGTTCCTATACGACATCTCGGCGTACTTACTCCATAACCCCTCCGCAACAATGAAACTCTCTGCCATAACAGCTCTAGTTTCAGCCATTTGATAATAGGGCATCTTGCGTCCGTTTAATAACTCGCGAACAGCGACGACATACTCGTGCCCGTCCGGCGAGTCCCGCACTCCAAGCAACGAGCCGATATCCTCAATGATCGACCTAAGAATACGCTCTTGCGGCGGCATTGTCGGATCTAGCAAATCAACGGATTTCATATTCCCCATACCTTTACCGAGAAGGATACTTATCAACTAATTGGAACGTGAACGGCCTTGCGTGGGTCGCCCATCAATCGGCGCAATTCATCATTCGGATGATCCGCAGGTTCTGCTAACCCCCGTTCGATCAGATACCGCATCGCTGCCGCCCGCGTCGGAGGCACCGTCTGCCGCTGCCGCCACTCATCCACGCGGGCTAGAAGCTCCGGCGCAATCAGCATCTCAAAACGATTTTCTCTCATGCCCGGCATGATACGGAATTTTCCGGTTGACGCAAGCCAAAAATCTGCTACGGTACATTCCGTAACGTCATCAGAATGGCACGGCACACACGGGAGTAGCCTTGCACTGAATGGCATAGACTTCAGCGGAAAGGCTCAACGATGGACACGATAAAATTCCATTTCAAAGGCTCGGCGCCAGCAATGATGCAGAGCGAACGGTTGGCAAACCCAATCGACCCGTTGACGAAAACGCTCAAGGCGATCACTGGCAAGCGGAAAAAGACCGACGCTGATTACGAGGAAATCGCCCGCATCAAGTTTCTGGGGAGCCTCTACTATGACGAAAGGCTCGGTCCATATTGGCCGGCTCAGAACGTTGACCGCATGTTCTACGATGCGGCGAAACTGTCAAGGCGTGGCCCGGACGTGAAGCGGGCATTCATGACGCTCGATGACAAGATCCCCATTATCTACGAAGGTCCACGCACCCCCGAAGCCATGTATGCTGTGCGGGATCGCTTCGTCGATGAACGCTCGGTCGTAGTGCAAAAGTCGCGCATTATGATGACGCGGCCCATTTTCCGAGAATGGGAAATCAAATTTGAGGCAGCATATGATCCCGAGGTTATCAATCGGGATGACGTGATCGCTTTCGCACAGTTGGCGGGGCAGATGATCGGTCTCTCGACCTATCGCCCCCGGTTCGGCCGGTTTCAAGTTGTGTCTGCGGAATAGCCGTGGCGAGGAATTGATAACCGAGGCACAGATAACATACAGGCGAGGGTAAAACAGCGGATTGGTTCATTACATAGGCGCGCACATGCGATGAATGCAGCCGATGACACGGGCGACGAGATCATACGACGCCACGAGAGTCGATCAGCAATCAGGACAACGGATTGGTTTATCAAATTGGCGGTGATTACATTTGAGCCGACACGAAGCTACCGGACCCGATCACAGAGGATTGGTTTATTACATCGGAGCGGACCAGCAATGAGCAGTCGCATCTGCACTCAGCAGATCGCAAGTGATAACCGCAGAGTGGAAAGGAATGGGTTATGTCAGAACACCTTTTGCAGCAATATCCGGCATGGCGCGAAGCGATCAAGGCATTCATGCAGGAGCGTTTCGCGGCTGGAGATACCGTAACGTTCGATTGGCTCTATGAACATTTCCTGATCCAGCGCCCCGCTGGCTCGACCTTGCTCGCCGATGCGCAGAAGGCCGAGTTGCAATTCCTTAGCCAGTTCAAGAACTTTGAGGATGCTCTTCTAACCGAACATCAAATCGCGTTGACCAACGTGCGCGGCGTCGGATACCGCATCGTGCCGGCGGCAGAGCAAACGCGATGGGCCGAAGAGGAGGGCGTCGGCCAAGTTAAGAAGGCGATCCGCAAACTCGGCGATCGGCTTACCAACGTTGATCTCGTGCAGATCACCAACGAGCAACGCAAGGAGAACGCCGACGCTCTCGCTCGCCTAGCAATGCTGTCAGGAATGGTCAAGAGCGCGGTAGAACGGAAGTCCGCGCTTGAAATCAAGAAGCCAAAAGGTGACTGTTAAGTGTTCTTATCGGCAATCTGCCCTGTAATCCATGCATGCATTCGCGTAAAGCGATCCTCGGGTGTTTCTCGGGAGTACCACTCATCGTTCAGCCACATGATTTCCGCAGCCAATGCCGGGGCAATGCCGAATCTGTCGGCAATCGTTTCTAGATCCTCGGGGTCAATCTCGCGCATGTTGACGCCGCGCGCCTTCCCGACCGCACCGATTGAGCATACTTCGCCTTCTTGTTCTAGTTCATTTTGGATAAGGCACTTGCGCTCCATGCCATCAAAGGCAACCAACATCTCTCGTAGGAACGCCTGTCCCTTTCTTCCTTTGATGGCGCTAGCAACAGCGCCCCGCCACCGGATCAGCGACCATTGATCGTCGTAATCTTCGCTATATCCCGACCGGCTCATTGGCGTGTCCTTAAAGTTTATTAACAGTCAATCAGCCGCCACATCGGCAAACAAGGGGCACTCGTCCTTGATCCGCCGCCGCGCCATCTCAGCATAAATGGGGTTTAGTTCGATGCCTATTGCATTGCACACTAAGCGATCGGCAACGAGTAGCGTAGTCCCGGCTCCGGCGAATGGATCCAGCACCGTCCCGCCTGATGGCGAACCCGCACGAATGCACGGCTCAACCAAGGCCGGCGGGAATGTAGCGAAATGCGCCTCCGGAAACGGTTGCGCTCCCACAGTCCAAACCGACCGCTTATTGCGCGTCCCGAGAACGGTGTATTCCGATTCTAGGAAGATCGCTGTACGCCGATCATTGACATCGCTCACATCATCCCTTGCCGCAGCCGAATGAGCACCCACAATGCGCCCCTCGGAGACAGTCGGCTCGGCAATCGCCGCCGCATCAAAATAGTACCGATCGCTCTTGCTCAGCAAGAATAGGTACTCGTGCGCCTTCGTGCAGCGGTCGGTGACACTTTCCGGCATCGGATTCGGCTTCGCCCAAATAATGTCCTGCCGGAGCCACCAGCCATCGGCGCGCAACGCGAAGGCTAGCATCCACGGGATGCCGATCAGATCCTTGCCTTTGATGTCGCCGCCTACCGGACCAACGCCATCACGGTTGCGCTGCCCGCGTTCGTCAACGATTCCGTCAGCTGTGTTCGTCGCCTGCTTGCCTGCGTCAGGATTGCCACCCTTGCCGCTCCCCGCGTAGCTGTCGCCAATGTTGAGCCAGAGCGTGCCGTCACTCCGCAGCACGCGGCGGACCTCGTGGAACACTGCGACCATTGCCGCCACGTATTCGTCGGGCGTCGATTCGAGACCGAGTTGCGCGTCAATTCGGACGGCACCGCATTTCGCGCACGTCTGACCCTGAGGCATCGTGTGTGTTCTAACTTTCACGGTTTCGCTAGTGTAGCCCGCTAACGAAGACGACGACGACGCAAGAGCCATACCTTTATGATCGCACGCCGGGTCGCCGCCCTCCCACGAGGCGGTGCCGTAATCCCTCAACCCATAATACGGCGGCGAGGTCACACAGCAATGCACGCTCTCGGCCGGCAGCTTCGCCAGCTCGGTTAGCGCGTCGCCTGTGATGACGCGAACGGTCATAAGCCTTTGTCGCTTAGGAAAAAATCCGGCACCGGAGCGCCCGCTTTGACGCGCTCGCCAATCGCTTGGACGGCCAGATCATAGGACTCCTTGGAGTCGATCGCTTCGTCGAATGGGCGATGCTCAAACAGCGGTAATTTTGCGCGTTCCTGAGAGACGGCGGCAGTCCTGCCGCCGTCTCTCAGGGCACCAATGCCCTCTGGCTGATGCCGGTTCTTGGCGACAACGCTATGCCGCCCCTCCCCCTTATAGTGCGCCATGCGCTCGCGGATGTCGGCGACATAGGCATCCTCGCGCTCGATCAGGATCGCGTTACGTCCAGTCGCGAGTGCAGCAACTCCGGTCGTACCGCTGCCGGCGAACGGGTCGAGCAACAGGCCGCCAGGAGGACAGACCAGCGCGGCGAGCCACTTCATCAACTCGACCGGCTTCACAGTCGGATGGCGGCTGCCCCAGCGGTCTTGCCGCCCAGCCTTAGCCGAGAAGAAGAAGCGAGCGGCCGATCCGCCGTCGTCTTTTCCGTTTCGCTTGGCTGCGACACTGGCCGCGCTATCGGGGAACGCCACCAGCACCTCGTCGGAACCGTCGTGACAGATGTTCGCGGGCCAGCGGCCGACGTTAGGATCGAGGTCGGCATTGACGCCAACCATTCGAGAAAACGGCGCATTGCCGTTTGGGGTTTTGTCCTTCGACAAACTCGCTGGCACGCCTCGGGACACGCCGATCCGGCACTCATCGATCTGCATCATCCGCTTGCCGCCCGGCTTGTAGGCGAGAACCAGTGGCTCGTAGGCGGGTTTTAGCATGTCCCGACGCTTGGGAAACCCGGTCGCGAATAGCCACATAATGCAATCCTGAATGACGAACCCGCCATCCTCGATCGCACACGCCAGCCGGTGATAGGTGCGGGTGCCGCCGAACGCGACAAGGAACGCGCCAGGGCGCAGGATCGTCGCTACCGTGGCCCATGTCTCAGGGCGGAAGGCGATGTCGCCACCGTCCCATTGCTGACCCATGAAGCCGCCTGAGAGGCGTACCATAGCGCCATCGCGACCGTGCTGAGCCGGAGCCGCATCGACCGCGCCAAAGCGCTTCTGCGTTGCCGTCAAGTGATAGGGTGGATCTGTCACGATCGCATCGCACGCCACGCCCTCTACGACGAGACGCGGGATCGCTTCTAGCATGTCGGCATGTTCGATGCGGATGGTCATTTACCGAGAACTACCCTTCTGAACACTTCTTGGCAACGCCGGAAGTGGCCTCCAATGGGTTGGTGGATCGTCGCGCCCAACGCAATCGAGCATAGACGATCGCTCATAGTCGCTCCCGTAATAGACATCCTCATCCATACATAGATACCAACACCAGCACGTTTTCGGTTTATCTATCGAAACACACTTGGCGATGTTAATGAACTGCCCGTTAGATACCAACACGGCGGTATCCTTCGGGGCGCTCGCAATTGGTAGCCATGCGCTCATAATTTACATTCTCGGCGGTCAATGCTTCACGTCGGCAATCCGTTCGTCCCAATCGAATAGCTCGAACTGCACCGCCCGCCCGATGCGCTCTAGCGCCTCAAGCTGGTCGCGCGCATCACTTCGCTGATCTTTGAGCCAGATGCGGGCAATCTTCTTCATCGCCTTGATATCATGCGGGCCGAACTCAGCCTCGGTCGCGTCGGCGCAGACCTGTTTCAGATCATCGGCGGCCACCTGTTGCTGGCGCAGGCATTCTTCCATGCGATCGACGAAGCTCTTGGTGAGCGTCGAGCGATCAAGGTCAAACATCTTGTCGAATTCGCCGGTCGGCTTGCCGTCTTCGTGCAACGATTCCATCTTCAATCTCCTGTGCGGGGCTTCATTGTTTTCTCGACGAGCTACCCCCGCTCTCTCCCGTCAAAGCCGGGTACTGCCGTGGGATTAGCACGGTGGAGCCCGGTCTACCTCGTACTCAGAATAGGCATTAACGGTTAGCGCTTGATACCGAAATCACGACCTTTGATCTTTGCCATTCGACCATCGGGATGATGCCATACCACCCCTTCGTAATCGTGCCAAGCAAGCCACGCTGCCAAACCATCGTAATCCCGAGGAACATTAGTCAATCGCAAACCAAAAGAATCATGTGCAACCAACTGATGCGTATCCCACTTCTCGGGGTTGCCCTGCACTTTGGGGCCGACCAATTCATAAGTCCCATCAAGAATCGGCAACGATGCCTCGCGATGATACCGATCCTCTGGGCCATCACCGACTGGCACCCAGCCAACTGTATTCTTCGTTTCCTCATCGAGCCCAGCAGGCTCAAAGCCCACAGGGGGAACCTCGCCAGCGCGCAACTCACGCCGCTTGAACAGCTTATTATCGCGAATTAAGCAGCAAGTGCCGTCCAACTTTCGTGTTGGGGCACCTTCACCGGCGATTACCCATTCACATCCTTCATGCACAGAGCGCGTAACACGGCTACGGTCGCCGTTCCAGTCGCGTTCAAAAAGTGTCGGGATTTTTTGCATCTTTCAGAATGTCCTTAATGGCTGTTCTGATCAGCAATGATCTGCCGCCCGAGCACCACCATCGCCTCGCCGAGACGGATCGCTACATCCGGGGTTAAGACAGTCTCGCGCAGGGTATCTCCCCACTCGCCGCCTGGTTCAGCGTCAACGAGCAGAACGTAACCCCCGTCACGCTTGACTGACATCGTGTAAACACCGCGCATCAGTGCGCTCCCATGCTGGCGCGAATTCTGGCTTTCATATCGGGAAGCAGTTTCTCCCAGCGAGCCCGCAGTTCGCCAGGATCGCTTTCGTGTCCCATTTCGTGTGGTTTTGCGGGCGCATCGTGATAATCAGCGATACCAGCCTCTTCCAGTACCCGGATAACCGACCTTGATTGCAGCAATTGTTTGGTGTCTCTGGCGATGATCCGTTTGATCATGTCGACAGAAAAGCCACGATTGCCTAGAGCGGTAATCGCGAGAGCTAGGTCTTTGTTCATCACGCCACCCCCGCCGTGTATGCCGCCGAGCAGCCGGTGTAACTGCGAGCGTCGGCTCGAACGATCTTGAACCCGAAGCCGCCATCGCGCGGGGTAATCTCGTGCGCCGAGAAGTCGGCCTCGATCGGCCCCATCACCTTGGGCCATTGCAACTCGCGCTCGCCGTCGAAATACCCGTCGCACTTCATCGCTGCCGAGAAGCCACGGCACTGACGCCGGCCGCATGTCTTGCGCCGGGAGCGGTTCGCTGCAATGTGGACCGGCTTGCCGCAAGCGCACAAGCCAGCGGCGGCGCGACGGCTCAGCTCGGCCTCGTCGATCCCGTAGATCCGCATCGCGCGCTCGACTAGGCGTTTATGCCCCAGCTTCACACCGCAGGATACGTCGCAAGTCTCGCGGGCGTTGAACTTGCCTGCCCGCTCCCCCTCGCGTTGGACGAGCGGCTTGCCGCAATTGGCGCAGAGGCGGGCGGTCATGCGGCCTCTCCCGGCGGCTGGGGATCAGTGGAGATGGTGCGTTTCGCGCGTATAAGACGGCCCAGAACATCGAAGCTGATGCCATCAATGCCTCGGCGCTGTGCGCCATCAACGACCCAATTCCAATAGGCGGCTGGAATCGTATCGCGGCTTTTCCACACAGCAACCAAAGCCGGGCTGACGCCGCAATCCTCAGCCAGTTTGGAGGGATGCGGCCATGCGTTGATGATTTCGGTGAAGCTCTGCATGGACACTATATTGCACGGTGCAAAAAAAGATTGCAACGTGAAAAATATCTCTTGCAATCTGCAATGCCCCGTGGCATCGTCTCCCCCGCCGCCGGTTCCGCCTTACCCTCCCAAGTGGGCGTCGCCGGTTCCCCTTTCCGGCAAGAGCCGGCGGCGACGGGAGAGAGATAATGTCGATAGCCGATGATCTGGTCGCCAACATCCGCGCCGGCAACGAGCTTTTCCTTGCCGGTGTCCAGGCAGCCGACGAGAACAGCCCGAGCGCGCGGAAGCTGGCGGCATTGATCGCCGACATTGAAGAAATATCAACCGATATTACGGCAGCAACTAAGAACCCCGCCATGATAGCACTGCGCAATCGATTGCGCTTCGCCATCGCCGAGGCTCGCAAGTCATGACCAGCGACCGCCTCCGGGACGAGCGCGACTCAATCCAAGCGAAGATCGAAGCGCTGATGCTCCGGCGAGCGGCCCTCTCCGACGCGCTTATAACAGCGACCACGCACGAACAAATTGACCGTGTGACGGAAGCCTTCGATGCGGATGGAGATAGGATCGCCGCGCTCGAAGCCGTGCTGGACGAGGCCGACGCTGCCGTTGCGCGGGACGATCCTGAGCGGCGTCTGTGGGGGCATGACGGGATATGAGCAAACCAAAATGGACACCTGGGCCTTGGCCGGTTGTGCGAGAAGATTTGCGCGGCGGCTGCTATTGGTGCGGCGTCGTGATCCCTGGTCTGGAAGAGGGGTTTGCCCTGCACGCAGACGATAACGGCGAAGCCAATGCTCACCTGATCGCCGCCGCCCCGGATCTCTACGATGCACTACACAAGATCATCGAAGGGTCAGTTACGGTCGCAGCATCACCAGATACGGTGTCAGCTATTGAGGATCTGATGGAGCTGTTTCGCACTATTGGTCAACCCGCTCTTGCCAAAGCCCGAGGTGAGCCATGACCTACCGTTTCCCGCGAAGGGCGCGACGAGATTTATCCAAACGCACGAGGTCGCCACAAAATGCCAGAACCTAAGGTCTGGACGAAAGCTGAAATCATGCATGTTATGATGACGGAATGGGAGGAGGCGATGAACGATGCGATTGCTCGCGGTATTAAGCGACCAGTAGCAGTTGAGTTGATCGAATTGATGTATCTCGCGCTTGAGGAACGCGGGTTGATCCAAGAGCAGCCATGACCGCCAACGAGAAGGCGCCCTACGATTGGGAGAACGAGATATCGACATTAACCGGTCCCGATCGCCGCAAAAGAAATAGGCTGGTAATAGAGTTACGGCGGCAGGGCAAACCGCCCACGTGCGAACATTGTGAGAAAGCCATACCTGCCCGCAACCGTTTTTGCTCTATGAGATGTCGCGTTGATTTCGCAGCAAGCCCCGAACGCATCGTTGAGCGCTTTTGGCACGGGTTCAAAACGGGTGCGCCAGAAGATTGTTGGTCATGGCAGGGGATGATAAGCCACGGCGGCTATGGCATACTTTCGCAACCCCCTCGTCGATTGTGGGTAGCCTCGCGAGTAAGCTGGGAAATACATTTCGGCGTAATTCCCACCGGATTATTCGTTTGTCATCATTGCGATAACCGCCGATGCGTTAATCCCTCTCATTTATTTTTAGGCACGGCAAAAGACAATACGCAAGATATGTTGAGGAAAGGACGGCATCGAGCGCCAATGACGCGCGGTGAAAAAATAGGTCTCGCGAAATTGACGGAAGCACAGATCCCATTAATACGTTCTGATCCCCGATCATCTCGTAAAATAGCGCCAGAATACGGCGTTAGCTATAGAACGATTGTTTCAGTCAAAAGCCGGGAGACATGGGGCCACGTGCCGTGACGAAAATTGATTGGAACGAGGAAATGAAAATCCTAGAAGCCCGCCTCGCGGGCCATCTAACCGACGAAGAGACAGCCGCGCGGCTGGCGGCGATCGACCGGCTGACCGCGCCGCTGCATCGCATACATCGCGAGCGTGTATGGCAATCGGTCCTCGGGCTGATCGGCTCCGGTGTGATCGCGGTCCTCACCGTGCTCGCGTTCGTGGCGCTATAAGCGAATTCAAGTATGCCTGATATTTTTTCGCGATGTTACGGTTGCGGCCGAAAATTGAGTTGGTGGTCTCACTATATCAGTCCCAACATCTATTGTGAGGAATGTAATGGCAGACATCGGAAAGCCGATCAAGCGTTACACGGTAGTTCCGCTATCGGAGCCAGTACCGGAAACTAAGGAACCACAGCAAGCGCCGGCCCCGGAGCGCGAACGGCAGCCAGAACGGCAGCCAGCATGACACCGGAACAATTATACGCACAATATCTAGCACTACAACACACGCAAGCCTTTGGCATTCCCTCTGCACAGCTTGCGCAATCTGCGCAAAATACGCCAGCCATACCTTTGCCGCGCGTCGATATGCAAGTGCTTGATCTGATCGGCTGGCGCGCATGGCGGATCACGCCGACCGGCTACCTTCAAAGCGCCGTTGTCGAAACGATCTGGCTGCCAGGCTCACCAATGATCGGCGAGGTCGGTGATCACAATGGGAAGGGCGTTCACGCTTACAAGACGCGAAACGATGCCCTCGCCTACGCTATGAGTGGCGCACGTGTGGCTCTAGGTTCTGTGCTGCTTTGGGGAGAAGTCGTCGAGCATGAACGCGGCTATCGCGCGGCGCGGGCCAAAATTCATTCAATCGATGACATAACATGGGATACCGAACCACCGTGGAGCGATACTGTGGGAAAGGCGCTCGCTTTTCTACGGAAGCGTTACGTCGTATCCGGCGAGTGACGATAAGCGGTATTAAGGACACCTATTCCTAATGGCCACATGTACTACCGAATCGATTGCTATATGGTTCAATCAATGGTTAGCGCGACCTATTGACGATAGGGATCGGGTTATTATACAGGGGACCCTGCATTGTCTTGACCACCCCGAAGATGTAGAACGTGCTAACGACAGATATAGGCCAGAAACTGCGGTCGTTAGACTTCTGTCTGTAATTTGCACCTGCGGTCGCATCGTTCATGTCGGGGAAGTTCTGGAGAATACCCGCGAAGTTGATTGTATATGCGGACGGCGGTATCAGGTCACACCCGCTCATAATCAACGCTAAGAGCACGATACCGAGATGAGCATCCGAGAAGCGCAGGACGAACGGGGTTCCTACCTGATTGTTCGATGCCCGAACTCGCGGTGAAGCTGGGCGAGGCGCGGAGTCGTCAGGACGCCTGAAGCGCCTTGTGAGCCTCGTCGAGCGCGGCGTCAAACGCGGCCCGTTCCTCGGGCGTCGGCGCGGTCTCGCTGCTGAAGAGATCCCAAATCTGTTTGACGGCCTCGATTGTCTGTGGCATCGCGGCGAGGATCTGGAGCAGAAGCGGCAGGAGCACGGCGATAGGCATGGCTGATTACCTCACAGGAATAACGGATTGAAGGTTCTTGATCGCGGTGAGCGCGGACCCTAGCATGGCCTCGTTCTGTTCGGCGGCCTTGACCGCAGCATATGCCTGGTTATCAGCGTCCTTGATCCGCTGGACAGTCGCCGGATCGGAACACGGCGGCGGCGCAACCGTGCAGCGCGGCTGGCTGGTGTAGATCAAAGCCAACCGCTCGGCGGTCGTAAGACTGACGACGGCGGCCGCGACCTTGGAGCTGACGCTACCGCCGCCCGTACCGGCACAGTTTGCCAGAATGAACAATACAGGGAGCATAACGGCAAGGCGTTTCATGTGCGCGGACTCCCATCGGGATTGCGGGTGACCGCGATGTTGATAAGTTCAGGCTGCTTCATTATCGGTGCCCCTTCGGTTGTGGTGCCGAATTTGCTGTGCTAGAGCACCGCGATACGCGACGATGTTCTCCGGCACAACCTTTCGAGTAGTTGTGGATGTCGCTGCGTGCGCGATAAAAAGCTCGGCCTGCAAACTCTTGATTTTCAGGTAGGGAAGGCAGGCAGCCAAAATAATGGCCCCAGCCTGTGGCCCCACCTTCCAGACAAATTCCTGCTTCCATCGCAGCGGGCGCTTCCCCACTCTATGCACGCGGCCACCAAATGTCTGCTGTATCCAAAGCAACGCGCCCTCATGGCTGTTGTAGACACAGCAAATCGGATGATCCCGGCCCCTGTGGGAAACGATCGTAACGGACCCCTCGCCGTCTATTAAGCCGGCCAAGTAGGCAAGGTCCGTCTCGGCCCAGTTCATGATCTCGGAGACCCGTCAGGGTTCCTCGTAATTGCTTGGTTTGCCCACATACCGCAGTCGCGAAGCTGGCGCAGCAGGTAGGTTTTGTCGGGGCCGTCTGGTATCCAAGGTTCGATCGTGTCCGTAAACGCTTTGAATGCATCGCGTATTGCACCCATTGTGTTCATCTGTTCATCGGTGGGCTTGAGATATTGGAATGTCGAGTGATGCAGGGCCATCGGATCTCCTTTCAGTTTCCATAGAGAGCGAGCGGCCCGCCAGCGGCGAACACCAGCAGCAGCACGAGCACGACGGCGAGGCCGATGAGGACGTAAAGCCAGTAAGGGCGCTGGTTCACCGGATCGGCGCTCCGAAGACCCCCCAGCCGAGTAGCCCGAGCAGAATGTAAATCAGTAGCCAAGGCGCGTGCCCCTGATTGAGCGGCCAATTCCAGAATCCGGTGAACACTAGCGAGATCACGTACAAGATCCAGAACCATATGCCTGCGGTCATAGCGGTTCTCCTATGGGGTCACGGGCGCTGGTTGCGGTCGCACGTCAACCGGCACGGACGGTGCGGCAGCGGCCTCGGTCGCCGGCACTCGCGTCGCGATGTTGTCTAGCCCCTTAGCCGTGACCGTGACCGTGACCGGCATCGGCGTTCCCGCCTTCATGGTGGCCTCAGCCGACGCCTTTGCCGCCGCGACCTCCGCAAGCCGTGCTGCCTTGATCGCGGCGATTTTCTGCCAGGCCGACCATACCAGCGTCGCGAGCATGGCGGCAGCCGTGACGGCCATCTGGATCTGGTCCCCGCTCACCGTCAGTGCCCAGGTGAACCCGAGCCCGCTCGCGATCTGGAGAAGACCTCGGACGACCGCCCCCATGATCGGTAGATAGGGCTTGATCCAATCGGCGATCGTCAGGTCGTTACCCATTTCCGTTCTCCAGAAAGGTTCAAACACCAAACGCGAGCCCACGGCAGCCAAATCGGGTAGAAGACGATATACCGCATCGACCAGATTGCCCATGCAATCGCCACCCAGCACAGCACGTCAGCCTGAGCGTCAAGAACGGCAGGGTCATGGAGCCAGCGACGGATCATCGTCCCTCGCAATAGATCGGCCCGATAGGCTGCACTCGCTCGCAGGAGCAGCCGGACAGGATGAGTAGAAGACTTAGGATGGCTGCGAGGCGGATCATCTCAGCCGTGGGAACACGACGAAGATCATCAGGATCTCCGCACCTACGATAGACAGGGACACGGCCGCGATGAGCAGATCGTAGGCCATGACTATTCGCTCGTCCCGTTACGCTCGGAGGTGAACTGCGGCGGGTGCAGCTCGGGGAACGCCTCGACGATTGCGTGGGCTACCTCGCGATAATGGTCGGCCTGACATTTTGAGCACGTATATGAGTGGGGATCGCTGACGAAGGGGCAATCGCCGGAATGCTCGATCGCGGCCAGGATTGCGTCGGCGTTGCCGCCATCATCTGCGATTATCAACAAGCGAGCGATCTTTTCGGCGTTGATCTCGGCTACGGTCTTCATCTCACTGTCCTCACTCCCTCGGCGGATTCCTGGCCCCGGCAAACAGTGCCAATGCAGCGGCCAGGGCTGCCGCCAACGCCTCGGACAGGCGATTCTCGGCATCGCACTTCCGTCCGGCCTCGATCATCGCCGACAGGTTCCACCAACAGGTGACGACGCTGCCGACGACGATCACCACGTAGGCCAGGATAACCGCCGCCACCAGATAGAACGACCAGCGGAGAAGGTCGAAGGGCGGCATCGGTTGCCACGGCTATTTCTTCGCGAGGTCAGCGGGTGGCAGGAACCCTGCAGCGGCATCAATCATCCGTTTCAGCAGTTCGACCTGCTCTCGGGTCCGCACGACCATGTAGACGACGAAGTGGTCCTCGTGGAGAGAGATGATCGGATCAATCACTGGTGGAAACAGCGGAGTCGGTTCTGGAGGAACAGGAACCGGGACAGGCACGAGAGGTGGTTCTGGCAACGGCGCTGGTTCCTGCACGATCGGGAGTGCGGCAAGCCCTGCCGCGTACCGGGCCGGGAATGTCTTGTCGGACAGGGAGGTCCAGGTCGGCTGAAGAATACCGCCGATATCATCCAACCGACCGGCGATCAACTCCGCCCGCAGCGACAATCCCGTTCGCGCTCGGAAGTCACTCTGGGCCAGCAGCCAGCAGCCCCAATCCTGATCCCCAGGATTGCGAAAATTCGGCACCGAGCCGGTTGGGAACATCGCCACGGTGCCCTTCCAGGTTCTCGGCTGGAATTGGTAGCGACCCGAAGCATGCGAGTTGTCTTTGCCAGCCCAATCAGGAAAGCCGAAATGTCCCTTCAGGTCAGGAAATTTCTCGAACGATCCACCGCCATAGAAGATGAAGTAGGGCGAGATGCCCTCTGCCTTCGCGGACGGATCGCTCTCTCCTCTCGCGATGGCGATCAGAAGTGCCCGCGCCTCACGCGGGAGATTGGCCGCCGGCAGGATGATACCTGGATCACTCATTTAGTGTCCTCTTCGCGAGCGACTGAACACATTATTTCAAAAATTTCCCCGGCTCCGCTTTCATATGAATCAAAACGGTTATCGTACCTGATAAGCTCTAACGCCCCTGCCTTGATCATCGGCGGGGTTGGCTTACGAGGCACGATTTCATAGCCCGCCTCGGCCAGCGCTGCCTCATATGCGTCAATTGCTGCACAACTCAGATACGGCCAAGCATCACCCAGCGATCCGACAAGTACGCGCTCCAAAGAATGTAAGTTAAAGAAAGGTTGTGCCGCACGTATCTTCATTGCCTTCGTCACTTTTTGCGCGATCATGCTTTCTGGATCACTCATCTTCCGAACACCGCAATTGCAACGATAAGCGCAAGCAGAAAGCCGACTCCGAGCACGGTTGCGTAGCCGTCACTCATCGTCAACCTCGAAAATCGGCACCGCTGTCGCAGCCATGCCCGCTTCCAGTAGGCACCGGATCGCGGACGCTTTCGATGGCGGCACCAATTGCCCCGATCGCCACTCGTCAATCCGACGCAGCAGATCTTCGGGCACGCGCACGTCCAAGCGTTTGTCGTGTCTCATTCCGACATTGTACGACAAACGCAGGGCCGCATCAATCCTTCTCAATCAACGGAGCCTCGCCCGGCGCATCCCGCAGCGCCCGCTCGGGGAACGACTTGATCGGAGCCGGACAGGCCACCTTAACGGGCGGACCCAGCTTTTGGAACCCGAAGAACTTGTCTACTTGACGGCCGATCTCGTGCTCGGTCTCGCCGTGCTGCTGCTGGATGCGGTCACGGACATCCTGCTCAGTCTCGGTCATAAAGGTCTCCCGCTCTAAGTATGCCCGCCATTGCCTATCCAGAAACGCCCGCCACGCCGGACCTGAAAAATCCCCTTCCATCACCCGGCACCCCCGGTGAGAACCTGCTGCTCGACATAATCCGCCATCTCCGGTGGAACCCGGCAGCGCGCGACGGTTGCCGCCTTGCGGCGCTCATCCATGCGCGCCTCCTCGATCATCATGTACAGTTGACCGAATTGCGGATCCGAGCCGGTGTGCCGCGCATCATCCAGCCGCCGAAACAAGAATGCCGTATCGACGTTCCTGATCCACCTGTTATTGCGAACAAATGTCTCGCGCGCGTCGTCGGTCATCGCGCTCTCCTTATTGCAGGGCGATTCTCTCGTATTGCGCCAGGGCCAGCACCCCGAACGCGATCGCCGGGGTACAGTACGCCGTCAGCGACGCCGTTACCACCTGCGGGCATACGGCCGCTAGGAGGGGAAGCGCGACCGCGACAACAAGGGTCATGGCTTCTGTATCTCCGCCTCGGCGAGCCTGAACTGTGTCATCCGATCGGCGATGATCGCCTCAAGCTCCGCGATCCGCTGTTCCGTGCGCTCAATCTCCGACAATTCCGCCGATGTTATATCACGTCCCGCTGCCTCGGTCAGCGCCACGATCCGGCGCAGCATGACCAGCGTTAGCCTAGCCTGGTTAAGTTCCCCCTGCCGCGCCGCCGTCATGTCGCTGTTGACCAGGGTATGGATCTGCTTCAGCTGGGCGTGCGTCTCCGAGACATCGGCCTTGGTCGCCGCCGCGACTGATCGAGCTACCTGAGCCGCCACAGCCGCCACCTCGTCAGCCTTCTCGATAGTCAGCCGCTGTGACGCTTGAAGCAGACTCGCCGTCTCATCCGCCTTTCTCGCCACCTGATCCTGCCGGGCGATGTCCTCGGCCCTCTCCCTGGCCCTAGTCCGTCGCTCGATAAGCGCGACGATGATCGCTGGCGCAGGCGCCAGAACCCAGATAACAAAAATGCCAATCCAAACGGGGTCCACTCTACCTGCTCTCCAGCCGCTCTTTCATCCATTGCACCTGCCCAGGAATATCGGGGTTGGGCTTCTGCTTGTCGATATCTCGCAACTCTGGCCGATGATTGACTGGTGCCCGTAGAGTTGGCGGCGGCGGCGCAGGCAGATATCTCTGATGCGATGTGTAGTATGACGCGGGAACCACACATAGCGACGGTGGCCCATCCGGGCACGCGGATGCGCATCCACTTAGGATCACCAAGAGTATCAAACCGACGAAATAGAGTCCTAGAGATACGCAAGCACCTTGAAGACAGGTTAAAGTGCATTCTACCAATTCAGACTTAATGCGACTCATTTCTTCCCTCCCGGCTGAGCTGCCCGGATCGCATTCGACACCGCCAAGTCAGTCTGGAGCCGGGCAAGCGCAGTCCGCATCTCGGTGGTGAACAGCTTGTCGTCGGTCTTCGCCTGCACGAACTGCGCCGTCAGATCATCGAACTTCGTCGACAGCAAAACCTGCTTGGTAGATAGTTCGTTGAGGGTTCGCAGATCCTCGTTGCGCATGACGACTAGGCCGACCGCCGCCGACCCGATGATTGCGACGAGCGTGCCAATGGTCGCGAGGTTCAGAGTGGTGTCTACTTTCAGCATCGGCTGCGTTCATGCTGTATTCTGTAACGCCCAGCCGACACCATCGTCAAAGTCTCCGGTGAATTTCGCCATCGCCGCCGTATAGGCCGCATCGCTATTTGCTGCCCCGCCAAGGGCGACGGACGACAGGGCCATCGCCGCAATCGCGTTCGCCACATAGCCATCTGTCGCACTTGCATTATCCGCGCTGCCCGCCACCCCGGATGAGGGACAGGAGGTATCGTGCCACACACCGCCGACCCCCGAGGGACTGGTGGCATAGGTAATCGCCGTTCCACCTGGAGTCGTCGCGATTTTGAACGTTTTGGCCCCGATATTCAGATCCCGGACATAATACCGCCGTCCCTGCGTCAACTCAGCCGGGGGTGTCGTCGCGGCAACCCCCGACTGCGTAAGGCGATCGTAGGCATAGAAGTGATCGCCATCGACAAGGGTAAAGAGCGCATCCGAGCCCGACCATGTAATCGTCCCGTCAGTCGCGAACGCATACGAGGTATTGCTGCCGGGTACATTGCCAACATCGTCCCAGGAGGCTGCGTAATCGCTCTCGGTAAAGAGCGGCCCATACTCGTATCCTGTCCCAAAGAACGGGCAAAAGGTGCTGTAGATGTTCGCCATCCATGTATCGCAGAAGTTCGACAGAAACGTGTTGAGCGGGGTCGCAAGGTCCGGGTCGTCTCCGAGCAGCATCCCGGTATAGCCCAGCGTCGCCGCCGCGTACCAGCTCATGTAGTTCGACATGATTGTCAGATCGCGCCGGGTTGACGGAATGTCCGCGTCGAACACATAAAATCCCATCGTCTGGTAGTTGGTCCCTTTCGCCGCCCGGTCAGCGACATACCAGTCGAGGATATTCTTCAGCACTTGAATGAGGTACGCCTTCTCGTCCGACCCGTCCGGCGCGACGAAGGCGGCATAGGCGATATCCCGCAAGGCCCAGAACGCAATACGGAGATTCAACCCCCCTTCGGTGATGACCAGCGCGTAATAGGTCGTGCCGGTTCCCCCGACCTGCCTATTGCGATTGGCAAGAAAGGACTTTTGCAAAATCCCGGCGTTCCCCGCGAAGTAAAGCATCTCCCGCAGATAATCCCCGCCCTCCATCAGCCACGTTGCGAAGATCGGGGCCGGTGTATGACTCGTATTCGGCGTGAAACTCTGCGTGAATTGGCCGCCGCCCCCGGTGAATGTCCCGGTCCCCGCCCCGATCTGCGTCGAACAGCTACCCCCAAGCGCGAACGCCGTTTCCAGTCCCGTCCCAAGTCCCGCCGGGAGTTGCGCGGTCGGCAGCAGACCAGGAATCTTTCCCGTCGCGCTATTCCTCCAAGCCCGCCCTATTGCCCCCATGCCATAGGCCGAAACCCGCGCCCAGCGTTGCGCCGCCTGGTCGTTCTTGACCAGCATCGCGGAGGACCATTCGGTCAGAAGGCCGATATCGTCTCTGTTTCCCGTGGCACCAAGATCACGGCAGATGCTCGCCCGCGCCAAGGGGCCACAGCAGAGCCGCACGAAAACGCTCGTCCCGGCACCGGTCGGGACTAACTTGCCGGTAGCGCCCCCCGCGATCGCGTTGGGCAGCGTGTCATAGAGTTGGAATGTGTTCGCGTCGATGAAATCCGCCCAATACACGTTACCGTCTGCGAACCCCGTACCTGACGGCAGCACCGTCCCTCGGAAGTCTATCGCGGTCGGGAACGCGGTCGAGTTCGCCCCGAAGATCGCCGTCATGTTCCCGGTAGAGGTCACGATCCCGGTGCTGGTGCTGATCGTACATGCCCACTCGGCCGCCTGCGTGTACACGAGCCCGGTCTTGAATGGCGGGATCTTCTTGGTCGCTCGAACGAGATTGTAGTCCTGAGTGACGACCAGCGACGGCTCGTTTGTTGACCAATCGCCCTGCCCGTCCACCCGGCATCCCGCCGCGATCGCGCCACAATGCAACTCGACCCCGACCCGAGTCCGCTGCGCCGCGCCACCACGCTTCCAGGTCATATCGAAGTTGAATCGGCTCGGATCGGTCAGATCCATCAGGGTGTTCTCGATAAACGGTCCCCTCGAACGAACAGGGCCGAGGCTGGTGTCTGCCTTCTGGCAAACCCAATACTCCATGACCGCCTGGAGGAAGCGGTGCGTCGATCCGGTGTTGACGAAGGCAGCGCGGACCAGAACCTTGAGCCCACGCGGCCCCTGTCCCGTGATCGTGATCGTGTTGGTGCCGCCAGCATCAAAAGCCGCCGTATACGTCCCCGCCTTGTCCATGTTGTTGCCGCTGGTGCCGGTCGTTGTCATGTTCGTCAGCTCGACCGTATCGACGAGCCCGGTCCAATCCGCATTGGTCCGCGCAGTCGTCGTGCTCCAGCTTCCGGCGGTCGATGTCAACACCAGATCGGAGCTTGCCGCAGCGGCCAGCGAGATGCCCGACAAGTCCACCAGCAACTCGGTCCAGGCGAGGGAGCCATCCGCGTGGGTGATCGACCCGACGCCCTGCACTGGCACCGAGACGCCGCCAACCGTACCCGTAACGATGCTCCCACTCGGCACCTCGCCCTCGATGAACGGGTGCCCAATCGACCAGAACGCCGTCGCCGGCAGGGCCGACCCCGAGACGTTGGTAAATGTCCGTTCCAACGGGATCGTCGCCGGCGGCGGAGCGCTTCCGGCGGCCCCGCCACGCCAAAACAGCCGCGCACCAGCATCCGCTTGATACAGCGCCGCCCCCGCGACACCCCCAAGAAGCGCTCTCCGACGAGAAATCACTGCGGGTCGATCTCGAATGACCAGCGCATCCCGCGTGCGGTAGGAGTGTTGGAGGGCACGGAACGTACCGCCACAAGATCGCCAGCAGCAACATTCATCGCGTTTGCGCCGTTGGTGTCGTTACAGGCAGTCGCCGCATCAGCGACGGTGCAAGTCAGGAGCGTGCCCGGCGTGGCCGCATTGACTCGGATACTGAAGGCCCAGCTCGTCCCTGCCCCGGGCGATCCGCTGTTCAAGCCGATGTAGAGGTTCTTGAGCGTTGCGGCATACGGAATGATGATCTGGGTGACCGCCTCCGTCGCGCTGATCGTCATAATCCCGGTATAGTTCGTTGCCGAATTCGAGAGCGTTGTGGCGCCTGTGGCACCCGAGAGGGCCGCCTTGGACGTGCCACTCGTCCCGTTGCTGGCCGCCGTGATGCGGCCCTGCTGATCGACCGTAAGGTTCGTGCTCGTATAACTCCCCGGCGTGACCGCCGTATTGGCAAGGGCCGGTGCTGCGTCCGACCGCATGAACGTCGCGGCCGATCCGTTGACCGCGCTGCCGCTCACGGTGGCGCTTGGGTTTGCCGTCGCCACCGTTGGCAGACCGATTGCACAGTGATAATTGGCTCCGTCCGACCAGCAATCGACGGTCTGCTGCGGACCGATCGCGATCCCTGTGGCCCCGGCAATTCCGTTGATGAGACTCGTCGTGGCGGTGAGCGTATTGCCAACACTCCGAGTCTTGTAGGTAAACCCGAACCCGGCCCCGAATCCTGGATCAGTCGCGACCGGGATAACATCGGTCTGCGTGATCGAGTTCGCCCGATCAATAATATTGCCAGCGTCTGTCGTTTGAATCGTGTAGGCGCTATTCGCACTCTGAAGTGCAGAAGCTGCCTTCGTCCCGACCGTGAACGTGCCAGTGCCTGGCGTCGGGTCAATGACGATATTCGGAGTCGCCGCTGTCACGCTGACCGAGCCACCCGCTCCCCCCGCGCCACCTGAGACCAATTGTGCATATGCTGGTGCCCCCAAAAAACAACTCGTGAGGCATGCGAGTACGATCGCAATATGATATATCTTTATGCGCATATTATTTCTCACTGGCCCAAAAATGTCAGCATGGCGCATCATCGCATCAACTCCGTCTATGCGCGCTCCGGTCACTTGTATATAAACGTCATGTTGCCACCATTCGCCGTAGCTGTTACAACAGTTAATCCAGTCGCAAATGCCAACCCCGTAGTACCGAACGATAGCGTGACCGGGATCGTCGCCGTCGTAACCGCCGGGATGGCGATCACTGTCCCTGACCCAGCCGTATTGTCGTAAACGGTCGTGACGTTAGTTGCGGTTGCAGCCGAGTTGAGCACGATGGCATAGAGCGTCCCGGCACCTGATTTAACGACGGTGGTTGCCTGCCCCGCCACAACATTCAGAAAACTCGCACCAGCTCCCGTTGATGCCGTTGGAATGGCATTGACACCAGAGGTATTGCCGCGAAGCCGATCCCAGGTAGTTCCGTTGAAGACTATTGGTGCGACCGATAGCGACAGCGTGGAGTATCCACCAGCATTCGCCACCGCCGCCAATGCGGTATTTGCGACGGCATCGGCTCCTGTGAGCGTGCTTCCCACAAGGCGCACGCGAAAATTTGCGTTGGCATCAAGTTGTGCATCCCCGCGCTGCCCCGTCGTTATCGTCGGAGGCGACGTGGTAAAGACACCACCAATCTTCAGCGGATTGCCACTATCCGTCGCTCCCGATGCAACATTGCCGATCGCGACAACCGCGTTCGTCGTGCCCGGCGTGGTCTGATCGATCGCGACGGTGCCACCAGAGGCGCCGGCCGCATCCGTTCTTAGCCTGCCATCAACGGTTAGCGTGAGAGGATGCTGCCCCCCATTTGCTATGGTCGGCGCCGTGCTGAGATACCGGCCTGAAACCAGAGTTTGCGCAGCAACCGGACCGGATGTGGCCGCGATCAGCAGCGCGGCTGCCCAAACGCCAGTCGCGGCGACATGACGCCTTGTCATTATTACCTAATCCCTTCCCGAATTGTCATCGGTTGAGACCCAGAGGCAGAGATAAAACAAAACCCGTCACGCGGCGCGGACTCTGCCGGCCAAAAGTGCAAAGTGCCTAAAGCAAGCGTCGTTGTGCCGGTGACTCCTATCGCAGCAGTACATGTAGCCCCCTGGCAATACCCGATATTAGCAGCTGACCCCGTCGCATCCAACGTAAGGGATGAGCGCGCGGTACGCGCGGCCAGACAATTGCCGGATGTTACAGTAATTGTTGCTGCTGTCGTAATAATGCTTACGCCAGCCGCTATCCCCGGCAACGCCACCAACGTCAGCATTACTACAGCGAGCAGCCCTTCCACCAATAGTTTTCTCATATTGCTCATTCCTTTTTACCCTCCGAACGGATGCCAAAGCCGCCAATCGCGCAGCATACACCGCCCGTTACGCGGCTTCCAGCGGCCCACCTCTTGCCCATTCCGATCCTGATCGACAGCGACGCACTCGGTGCCGTTCCTCGCCACCATGAGGCTCGATGCCATGTAGGACGAGATGTAAACCCCTCCGACGACCCCCGCTATAAAGAGTCCCGCACCGAGCAGAAGAATGCGACCTATATCTCTTGCTCCGGCATATAAAGCCCAATCGCTCATCGGATCTGATACCTCCCGAACAGATCAACTCTCATATCCGTCGTACTCGCCGGGAAACTGGCAACCCCCATGAGGCCGCTCGCGGCTCCCGAGACAAAGGTTGGGAAGGTCCAGTCTACCGTTCCAGCCGTTCCCGCGATATGACACATAGCTTGCACCGCACCCGCCAATGACACTTTGCTGAACAGGCTCGGAGTACAGCCCGAGTGCATGGTTGCCGGGTTGCTCGGGCTTGGTAATGCGGTACTCAGCGTAAACGTGCCCGCCGCCGTTGTGTAAGCGTTGGTATCAAATTCGTAAGACAGCTTGTATTCGGCATGGTCCCCGCGCAACCACCATCGGCCAGCCGATACGATGTTTGCCGGTACAAAGTCGCCCAGCGTCCCGAAGGACGGGGTAATCGTCCCCATCGTGAACGGGACATCCGGGAGGTCATAAAACCCATCCGTTGTCGTGTAGCACCATCCCCCGGTCGTGGCGCCACACCCCAGCGAAACCGGCCATCCACCAAACTTATTACCGGTGATCCAGTTTCCAGCTGAATCCAGGGTTGTCTCCAAGACGACGCCTGTCTGTCCAGCGTTGGTAGTCACAGAATTGTTCTGGAAAACTAGGTTCCCGCCAGTTTGCTTAACTACCGCGATCGTTCTATTTGTGCCTCCTGTTGCAAAGTTGACATTCCGTATCCGCGCAGTGCCGCTTGTCACCAATACACTCGCAACGTCTACGCCGGGGCTTGATATACTGCCCCCTTGGAGATTTAAAACGCCGCCGCTGACACCTATAGCCGGCACCGCTGTTATATGATTCGGTCCAACGTTGGAGAGATTGAGCAGACCCCCCTGGACATCAATCAGGTGAGGATACGCCGGAGTAGGCCCCGCCGAACCGCTGAAGTTGCTGATCTCAAGATGATCGGTGTCTTCGATAATTAGGCTGCCGTGGTCGAGGCTGACATTCGACCACTCTCCGACCAACGCGAATGGCGCCAACGCCTCATTCAAAAACTGCGAGGAAACTGTGCGGATCGCCGTGTCATGACAGAAGATATTGGTAAACAACGAACCGTCCTGCCGACCGATATTGATGCAGTCAGTATCGCCGTCCGCCATAATCGTCATCAGGCCGAGATGCGTTCCGTTCATGCCGAATGTCCAGAAATGGAACCCGGAGATCATCGACTGATCGGCTACGCCATCAATCCAGAGTCCTTTATTGAGCGCCGAGATTTCCAGGTTGTAGATTTGATAAATCTGATTACCAAACCCATTGGGGCTGTTCACAGTCCCGACAGCATCGCCCGCAATCCCGTCCCAGGCCCGCTCGATCCGTAGATCATTAAACGTATTCCGGCCGCCCGACCCCGCCGCCGTGCCAAGCATCAAGATGGCCGGCGGATACTTGCATCCCGGCCCACCCGTAATGCTACATCCTGTAGTAACATTTACAAATCCCGCCCGTCCGCCGGATGGCGTGGGCGGCTGGTCAAAAGTGATATACAAATCGCGAATGGTTTCTCCAACCCCATAGTGCATGGCGGTAGTTCCAAGAACGAACACGCCACGAGCGGTTGGACTGAATGTATCTCGCACCCGAATACCTGTTAAGCCGCGCCCATCTCCGGCGAAAACCTGTGATCTGTCCAGCAGGGTTTCGTTCGTGACGTAATAAAGTCCTGCTTGAAGGCGCACCTCGGGGGCCGCACCATTGACAATGACCGCAGCCGCAAGGTTGATCGCCGTCGTGCAATCGTGCGCGATCGGCGGGGTAAGCGCGATTTCCGCCTCGGTCGTCTGACCGCCACATAGCGCATCGTAATCGACGGGGGCCACGATGTTGCCCGAACCGCCCAGCGCCTTGTTCAGCTCAGCCGCCGGCAGTGGGCAATTCGCCTCGAATGGATAGGTATTGGTTGCAGGGCAGACCGCACGGGCCGGCGATGCCAGGACCAGCAACGCAGCGGCGAGGATCGACACGGCGACATTTCTCATGATCGGAAGACTCCTGTCATCGCCGAATTAACCATATCGCAGGCTTGCGCCGCCGCCCAAGGCGACGTATCTAAAATTAAATTTACCGTTGAGCGGAGCCGCCGATGATCTGGGCAGACCGAGTTGGCGTCATGTGGATGATCTTCGCCGCAATTGCCTCCCTCGGGGTCGGCAATCCGCCCTTCCGTGGCGACGCCGTCTTCTGGATAGGCTTCGGCCCATGGATGGCGATGCGTGCCCTCGATTGGATTTTCAGCGGCGAGTTCCGACACCATTTTTGGTGATCGCGCTAGAATGCGCCGAACGACCGCTGCGGCTGCTGTTGGTTCGCCATCAGCCCAGGCAACAGCGCGCGCAGCATAGCCACGTCGCGGGCGTTTAGGCCATTTGCCGCCTGCTCCTGATAGAGCGGCGAGCGCTGACGAACCATCGTATCAACCCCGCGCATGTCGCGACGCGCCAGGGCGTTTTCGAGTGCCTTCGCCGCCGTGCCGACGACGATCGGCGCGACCATTGCGGCTCCCACCTTGGGGCTCCCGGCCCCCGCCACAGCTGCTCCGCCACCCGCAGACATCGCAGAGAATAGTTGCGCGAACCCCCCGCCGCCACCCAGGAAATTGCCAACTTTCCGAGCGGCGTTTCGCGCAGGGCCGCCCTTACGGAGACCTTCCAGCGCAGCAATCTCGGCGTCGGAGAAGCCGAACACATTTTTGTCCTGCTCCAGAAACGACGCTACTTTTTGCCGGAGTAGGTTATCAAAGTTGCGACCGGAATTTGAGGCTTCTGATCTGGCTTCGGCGCGCCCGAAGATCCCTGTATTGCCCCGGTCGAGTTCCCCGGTGAGATCGTTCGATCGCTGCGCCGCGGCCCAATTCCCTCGCGCCTGGCGATAGGTGTCCGCGACGGCCGCCACGTCTCCTGGCGTGCCCGCCAAGACGTGCTTCGGCTGGAGGTCGTCAAAAAATTTATCAATGCTACGAACAGCGAGGCCAGCAGCCTTGCGCTCCGCCTTAGGTTGGCCGAAGTCCGAACGGACCTCGTTAAGACGGACACGCATCGCCTCAATTTGAGGGATGGTAACCATCTTGATCGCGCCGGCGGGAGGAGGAGTGGCGGCATCCTTGGCGACCTCACTCAAAATATCGTATGTGACGGGCGCAGCTTTGTTGAGAATAAGGGTTTTTTGCAGGTCCGCAACGATGCCGTTCGCCATGTCGGCAACAGCCTCGGGCCTCACATCGATCTTGAAACCCTGCGCGGTTTGGTAGGCTTCTGTACCAGCATCCTTTATCTGTTTTGCCGATGGCGCCGACGCGCCTCTCATGGCGGAAATAGCCAAACCAGGAGTAAATCCGGCAGCCGCAGCAAGGCGCTCGGTGTTCTCCGATAGAGGCAGCAACTCCCTGACGGCTTGTGCCGCGCCGCCGCCTGCCGCAGATGCCGCAGCGCCCAAAGGCCCCAGAGGTAGACCAGCGACACCCCCCGTTGCCGCGTTCAACCCTATACGCCCAAGCGGCGACGTCGGCTTGTATTCCAGCACACCGGTTGCCCCGAACAGGGCGCCGCCTGGATCCGCAGAACCACTCTCGATCCGCTCAAGTGACGGACTGATCATGTGCCGCAGGGGTGCGAGCGGATCAGCGACAGCGCCAACAAACCCCGTCGCGCCGCGCACCCCCATCGTCATAGCTGCGCGAAGCGCCTGATTGAGTGCGCTTTCCTGCGGCTCAAGATTAAAGTCGGGCGGTAAATTCGATGCATCCACACGCGGGGTGGCCGGCTCAAGAACAAAGCCAGGAGGCAGATCACTCATCGCACAGGCTCCCATTTGCCGTTGCGCAGGATCAATCTCTCATTGGTACTGGGGTTGATGGCAGTCCGCCCATCCTCGATAGCAGGCACCTCATCCACATCGGAATAACGATTTTTCTCACGCCGAGCTATCGCGGCGTCAAACTGTGACCTACTAAGTTTCCCCTCTTTCACCGCCTTTTCCAGGTCAGCAGGAGCGCCATTGATGACATCCTGGAAGAGATTGGAAAGCCGCTTGAGCGTCGTTTCAAATTGCGCGCGGCTCTGCGATTGCTCAAGGCTGCCCATCGTTGATTGCAGCAGATTGATATCCCGGTCTGACACCGCACCGAGCGCAGCACCAGTCTGATTGGAGTTTCGCATTTGCGTAATGCGATCAAACGCTGTATTTGCCTTGATCGAGTCAAGCATTAGCCGCAAATCATATGCAGCCGTACCGGGAACACCTTGAAACAAGGCCCCCTGCACGCCGGTAGACCTGAACATTCCACCTGCGTTATTAGAGAGAGTCAGCGCCCGGCTAATATCCTGTTTCATGATATCGGCAGCCTGCTGCCGTTCCCCCTGCGCCTGCTCTCCAGCCTGTGCCGCTGGGCTGCCAGGGATCCGCTCTTGCCGGGTGCCCCCACCACCCGGCGGCGTCACCAATTGATAACCCTCTGGCGTCGGACCTATCCCAACAGGTTTCCCGAAGATGCCAGTGCCAAACGGCGTCGGCTGTGCGCTCGGAACTGTTGGTGTTGCGCCCGCCCCGAGTTGCGGTGCCGGAGCGACCCGCCCCGCCAATTCCGCGCGGGTAATCGGCCGCTCGACCATACTGCCACCAGGCAGCCGCTCGGTAACAGTCGTCACGTCAAGCGTTGCTGCAAGACGCTGCTTCTGATCATCGTTCGCCCGATCAAGCATCGCCTGCTTCTCTTTCAGAGAAAGGTCGATGCCGCCTTGCACCTGCTTCAACTGCGTCTGCGTGAATAACTCCGGCGCGACCTTCGCCCACCCCTTCGTCGCCTCGATCGCGGCGATATACTCTGGCGACATCGAGCCGCCGGGCGCCATCTTGACGCCCTCCTCGGCCCACGTCGGCATCTTCTTGCCGAGAATGCCGTACACGTTCTCCATACTGCGGGCACGAGCAAGAGAGGCATCGTCGAGGCGTGGCATACCGCCCGCCAACCCTTGCGGCACAGCCGGCATGGACGGCGGCATACCCGGAGCAAGCGACATAGGGGCGCCGCCGACCGGCGCACCGCCGATAACGGCATCCGGCCCTCGCACGACATCGGCAGTCAGATGCTCGCCGCGCGCTAGCGCCGCCGCCAGCTTCGGATTGTATGGCGCCCACGGCTTGACGCCCTGATCAAGATACGCCGCACGCGCCACCGCATCCTGTGACTCTTTCGAGAAATCCTTGATCCCGAGCGGGGCCGCATATTGCCGCCATGTCGCGGGCTGGAACTGGTAGGCGCCAGCCGCGTGGCTGTTCCCTTTGCCCTCCCAAATCGGGAAACCGAATTCATCACGAGGTGCCCTGGAAAGGTCGGTTCCCCCGGTTCCGACATTGTAATCGTCACCGCTCTCATATTTCCTGATCGTCGAGAATATGCCGCCGCCTGACGGATTAATGTCTGGCCCCTCTGCCGGGGACGGCCCGGCGAGTGATCCCCATGCACTCGGCGCCGCCGGCGGTGCCGCTCCGCCCGTGGTGTAAGTCGGCCCCGTGCCGCCCAACTCCACTGCCGTCTTGAACAACCCCGCCGTTGCCCGCGCCTGTTCCGCCTGCGCCTCGCGAAGCTGGTTCTCATACCGCGCATTACCGATCGCGGTCAGCGCGTTCATCAGCTCGGCGGGGCTCGACAACGGCTGCCCCTTCGGCGGCGCCACACCTGGAATGCCAGTAGATGTCGCATTGCTCTGCGCCTTCGGCAAAATCGGGATCGTTGGTCCACCGAACATCGGCTGAACGATGTACCCGAGCATTTCGGCGAGAGAGGGCATCGGCGTTATCCCCTAAGCCGTCGCGCGGCCGTAATCAACGACCTTCATCCCGGCGAGATGCCCGAACGCCGGCGGCAGCGTCGCCACAGCCTCGGGATGCACGTCCTCAACCTCATCCGCCATCACACCAATATGCTTCATCTCGCCAGGATCATCCTTGTAGCGGTAAGAGTAGACCATCAACCCGTTATCAAGCTTCCCGACCTTGCGAATATCGTCCTTCATCCGCCGATCGGAGCCTCCGAACAATCCGAACAGCGACGACAACACCCCGACACCCTGCCCAATCTGACTGAGTGGGGAAGCGGACGGCGGAGCAAAATACGGCTGCGTCAATTGCGAGTTGCCGCCATAATTGCCGCTCACCGCGCCGAGGTACTGATTGAGTTTCTGGTAAGGCAACTCCTGCCCAAAATTCCACCGGGCAACGGCATCGTTAATCGCCTGCTGTTGCCATTGTTGATGAGCGCCACCCGCAGCGAGTTGCCGATCATAAGGCGCATAGGCTGCCGCATCCGTCGCTGGAGCCAATGCGAGCGCTCGCAGCATATCGTTCGTGTCACCGGCCCACGTCGTTTGCAGCCCCGTCCCAGCCGCCTGTCGTCTCTGTCCACTTTGCTGAGCCGCCGCGATCTGGTTCTGCTCTTCCTGCTGCTGTTGAGCGAACAGCAACGGCGCCAGCGCCGACGTAGCACCCGCCGCCGTTGCGCGTGCTGCCTCCGGACTCGACAGTGTACCACCACTGATGAATTTTGATTGTATGCCCGGCACCACCCGCGATATCACGCTCTGGCTTAACGCATCGGTATAAGGATTTCCCGCGCCCCCAAGCCGCTCGCCGCTCATATATGATTTTAACGCCTGCCCTTCCGGGCTTGCATCAGATGCCAATGAGCCGAACGTCGCGTATGCCGGATTATATTTGAACCAGTCGCCACGGAGAAGCCCGGCACTCGTATTGCTAGCAATTCCCGGTAGAGCGTCTTGCTCCGGCCGCATCATTATATCTGTGGCAGCTAACTGT